GCCGGCCGCGAGGTCGCCGCGCGCTACCCGCTGTGGACCGGCGAGGCGCCCACGATCGCCGAGGCAGCCAGCGCCGCGCGCGAGGCCCTCGCCCCGCATGTCGCCGACGCGCGCGCTGACACGGCCGTCGTGCACGTCTCGGACAACAAGGGCGGGAAGGTCACCTTCACCGAGTACGCCTCGGACGTGCGCGAGGGAAACTTCGCCAGCGCGGACAAGTCGACGCTGATGGCCGACTGCGAGCAGGTCTCGGAGGCAGACCGCAAGCTGGCGATCGACGAGCTGCGCCGGCAGGCCGTGGCCGCCATGCCCGAGCTGAGGGCCAAGGCCCAGGCGGCGAAGGTCGCCGAGGGCGGCGCGACCGCGCCCGTGGAGCGCGACCCGCTCGCGGATTTCTTCGGCGAGGGCTGGTCGCCGACGGTGAAGTCCGAGGCGGAGCCGGAGCGCCGTCGCACCGGGCGTCCGCTGCCCGAGCCCGAGGCGTTCACCCCGCACGCGATGACCGCCGAGGAGCGCGCACGGCTGAACCAGGCGATCCTCGAGTCGCATCGCCGCAACTACCAGGTCCTGAAGCCTAGGATATTCGCCACCCCAGGCAGCGTCGTCGGCGTGAGACAGCAAGCGGAACAGGGCCACGTGATGCACGCGATCGAGGTGTGCCGGCAGAGGATGATGGACGACGCGGGCGTGGAGATGGACGAGATCCGCCTGGGCCACAGGGCAGCGGTGTCGCTCGCGGGGGAGCTGGGGCACACCCTTCCGCGAGTGCTCAGGGTCGACGTGCACGGCGCTACGATCTACGGCGCGCGGGTCGTGGTCGACGACTCGATCGACGACGACTTCGTGCGCGTGCGCCACAACGTGTCGGAGCGGCCGGGCTGCATCCCATTCGACGCGCGCTTCGTCCCAGATCTGACCGTCCACAAGAGCGTGGACGACCACGTGGACAACAGCTACATCATCATGAACGGGATCGCCAACATCCCGGACTCGACGTGGGACAGCCTGAAGGCGGGCGTCCTGCGCGGCGACGCAGCGAGTATCGAACAGTTCAAGAAGGCAGGAGGCCGAATCGTATGAACATCCACCGCACCTATCCGCAGCCCGACAGCCCCCGCCCGAACCTCGGCCCGCGCGAGCGCGCGATGGCCGTGTTCAAGTACCTGCTCGACCTCGAGCCCGGCGAGGCCATCGCGCATCCGCGCTTCGCGGTGATCGTGCACGCCTTCGAGCAGTCCGGTCGGCAGGGGTGGAACGCCCTGTTCCAGTTCCTCCGGGCGTCCAAGGAGGAGGGGAAGCGCGAGACCTACGGTGAGAAGGCTCTCGATCCGTCCTACTGCGACGAGCTGTCCGGCACGACCGACGTCGGCCCGACGCGCACTAGGCTCTTCGGCGAGGAGGCCGAGCAGCGTGGCGCAGCCGGCCTGTGACCGCTGCGGCGTAGGGCCGCTCGACGGCTCGGCGCTGGAGCCACTGGATGGCACGGCCCCGCGCCGCGAGTTCTGCCCCGCCTGCGCCTCCGTGGTGCGCGCGCTGGCGGCCAACCTGGACAAGAACGGCGCGAGCGTCGAGGAGATCCTCCGGAATATTTCCTTGAGATTTTCCCGACCTCCGCTCGATAGGTAGCGTACACTCGGACAAAGGAGACCTGCACAAACATGGACCAGACAGTCATCGTTCGCTCACAGTTCAGCCGCGAGGAGGTGCTCGCCGCCCTGCGCGCCCAGCACCCCTGGATCCCCCCGAACGGGGAGGTCAGCCTGGAGGCCGAGTCGGCGAGCGTCAAGAATTGCAGCATCAGCAACGTCGGCCAGCTCGTCGTCGAGTACACGAAGAAGGGCGCGTTCCTGCTCTCCCTCGTCGTGCTCTGCGTCGCCGGCTGCGCCGCGCCGAACTCCGCGTGGGTGGCAGGAGGATACCGCTCGACCGAGCTGGGCGTGACCGCACCGACGGTGCTGGGCGCGTTCCAGGTGGAGGCCTCGGTCGAGCGGCGCGCCTACGACGTCGAGCAGTCGCGCGGCGGGCACATGCGGCCGGCTGGTCTCCAGGGCGGCGGCTCCGGCCGCAGGCTCGAGGGCCGCGCCTACGAGACCCAGTCCGAGGACCACTACCTCGGACGCGCAGGCCTGCGATGGTCGCCGCTCGACTGGGCGCACCTCGCCGCGGGGCTCACCGAGGAGCTGGGCGCGTACGCGCGCGTGGGGCTCGAGCGACGGCTGACGGAGAACTGCTCGATCGGGGTCGACGTCGTGTCGGACCGCGGCGAGGTCGCCCTCTTCGGCATCTCGTGGAGGCGCTGATCATGGCGAGCGAAGACTACGACGAGTACGACCTGGACAGCGACCGCCCGACCGTCGACCTGCGCTGGCTCGACGAGGCGCGGCGCAAGCGGAGCGAGGGGGCGGAGGCCTGCGCGGAGCCTGGACGCTTCGCGAAGGAGCAGACCTCGCGAGGCTTCCGCACAGTCGCCGAGAAGATGCGCGACGGGCAGCTCATCGTCGCGGCGAGGGGCGGCAACGGAGCGTACCGGGAGGGCTACGAGGACCCCGGCGCGAAGGCGATCTTCACCCTGGGGCGCGACGTGCACGGGCGCTGCCACGTGATCGAGGTCTCCCTGGCGCGACTGCCCGACGGGACGCTCGGCGTCCGCGTGGACGGAGGCGCGAGGAATCTCAGCATCTGTCCGAGCAGCTCCAACAGCTTCACGATGACGACTCACCGCCCGGACCGGATGCCGACGGCCTTCAAGGACGAGGGGCCGACGGTGGAGTCCTACGAGGGTCCCGTCTGATGGAGCACCCCGCCACCAAGCACGGCTACATCACGACGGCCTCGGGGCGCCGGGTGTACTCGCTCTCCTCGATCGACGTGCACAAGCCGGACATCGCGCACAGCCTGGCGATGCAGTGCCGATACCTTGGCCACGTCAGCGAGTTCTACAGCGTGGCCGAGCACTCCGTGCTGGTGTCGGCGCTGGCGGACGAGGCCGGGGAGACGGTCGAGTTGCAGCAGCTCGCGCTCCTGCACGACGCGCACGAGTCGTACTGCGGCGACTTCCCGAGCCCCTACAAGCTCGACCTGCCCGAGCACGCCGAGTGGGAGGACCGCATCGAGAGGCGCGTCCGCGAGTCGCTAGGCGTCGCCGGTACGGACTACGACTGGACGCGCGTGAAGCTCTACGACACGCAGGCGCTGCACCTGGAGGCCAGCGTGCTGCTGCCCGAGTCGGTCGAGTGGGTGGACCGCGACCTCGTCGCGAGCCTGCCGCGTTCGTGCCACGTGTGGTGTCACCACTGGCGTACGGCGAAGAGCATCTTCATCAGGCGGGCTGCTCAGCTCGGACTTACGGGGTACGGATCTTGACTGAGGGCCGAATCGGGGTAGAATGAGGGGAACTACTCCTCGGCCGGGCAGAGATGCCCGAGGCGGCCGGCGCCCCGAGCAGGTGTCGGCCGCCGCCTTCTCGGCGTAGCATCATGGAACCTGCACAGGAACCTGCACCGGATCCGATCGTCGGCGTGATCCACGCCCGGGATAAGCACCCCGGCGCGTCGACCTTCGACGACATCGCCGACCCGAACCGCGCGTCGGTGGTGCTGTGCGACGACCACCTGCCGCTGTCGCAGGCGCTCGCGCGCGACTGGCCGCAGGACAGCCACCTCGTGATGTACCACCTCGCCGACGAGGACGGCGACCCCGTCTTCGCGCGCGCGAACAAGCGCTCGCCGCTCGCCGCGGACCTCGCGCGGCGCGGCTGCTCTATCAGGGTGCCGGTCCTGGTGTTCGACCACGACCTGCCCAAGAATCCGGACGGCTCCAAGGCCGTCTGGACGGAGGAAGGCCTCGGCGAGTTCGTGCAGGTCCTCGCCGGGGCCGACCTCCCTTCCCCCTCGCACTGGTACACGACGCTGCACGGCAGCCGCTTCGTGTACGTGCTGGCGGCGCCGGTGTCGCACCTGCTGTGCGAGCCGCTCTGCGCCGCGATCGTGTCGCGCTTCGCCGCGGCCGGCGTGCAGCTCGACCCGGCGTGCAAGGACTGGACGCGCCTCTTCCGCCTGCCGCGCACGGTCCGCCAGGACACGGGCAGGACGTTCGCGACCGACCCCATGTTCGTCGCTCTGTCCGGCGGGCCTGCGCTCGACGCCTCCACGATCGACGTGTCCGAGGCGGCGCAGGAGAAGTTCGCCGAGGTGGTCCCCTACAGCGCGGACATGCCGGACGCCGAGGCCTGCCGCGCGCTGACGCACCGTAAGGCGTCGAACGGCCGCGAGGTGCTCACCGACTGGGCGAAGGAGGCGAAGAAGTACCTGCAAGGCCGAGACGCCCACGGTCCGTGCTTCGAGGACGGCAAGGTCGACGTCTCCGCCGGCTGGAACAACGGCGTGGTCAAGCTCGTCGGCCAGGTCGTCGGCATGACGGCGCGCCTCGAGACCGCCACGCCCGAGGGCGTCTTCGCCCTGATCTACCCGGCGATCGAGCAGCTCCAGGCCGAGGAGGACGCCGGCCAGCGCGCGACGCAGTGGGCTCCGAAGGCCTGGGACATCGTCTGTCGCATCTGGGCCAACGAGCAGGCGCAGGTCTCCGCCGAGCTGGCGGAGCGCGAGCGCAGCGTGGAACGCGCCCGGGGCGTGCGCTCTGAGATCCTCGCGAAGGTCGCCGAGGACACGCCGCAGCTCGTGCCCTCCGACCCCGCCGACGCCGAGGAGTGGCTGCGCCAGCGCATGATCGCGAGCGACGGCCGCCACCACTACGTGATGCGCCCGGACTCCACGTACAACCTGCGCCCGGTGAGCGACTCCATGCTCGTCCCGATGGTGAAGGAGCTGGGCATGGAGGACGTGATCGAGACGAACGAGCTGCGCGGCAAGCAGTGGGTCGCGCGAAGCTCACAGTCGATCCTGAACGACCACGCGACGCCGATCGCCTCTGTGACGTGCTCCTCGCTCGAGCAGTTCGCCTACATCGACGGCGAGCAGGGCGCGCGCACGCTGCACATCCCGGTGCACCGGCTGAACCCGCGCCTGGCGCGCGGCGGGGTGCGCGACGCGCAGTGCGAGGAGTGGCTGGCGGCGCTCGGCGGGGACAAGGCCGACCTGCTCCTCGAGTGGCTCGCGTGGTCGCCGGAGGTCAAGGCCCCGATCTGCGCGCTCAACCTGTTCGGCGCGTCGGGCGCCGGCAAGGGGATGCTCGCGCAGGGTCTCGCCGAGTGCTTCGACGGCGAGCGCGTGAACGACGGCCGCGCGCTCGGCAAGTACAACGAGGGACTGCTGCACTCGCCGATCATCAACTGCGACGAGGGCCTGCCGAACGTGCAGTCGGACGAGTCGCTCGCGATCGACCAGGCCTTCCGCTCGTTCGTGTCGGGCGGAAGGCTGACGATCCGCAGCATGTACCGCGACCCCTTCAACGCGCACGTCTACCCGCGCATCCTGTTCACCGGGAACGACCGCGACATCATGCGCTCGATCGTCGGGCAGCGCGACCTCACCGACGAGGACGTCCGCGCGATCGAGGTGCGGCTGCTCTCGCTGGAGGTCCCCGCCGCGGCTCGCGACCTGCTCACCTCGCGCGGCAACTACGCCTACACCGAGGGCTGGGTCGGCGGCAAGGTCCGCAGCACGTACCGCCTGGCGAACCACATCATGTGGCTGCACGCCAACCGCAAGCCGAGCCGCGGCGGCTCCGGCCGACTGCTCGTCGAGGGCGAAGTGCAGACGAGCCTCGTGCGCTCGATGCGCCTGCGCACCGCGGCGTCGCAGGCCGTGATGAAGGCGATCGTGAAGATGGTCGAGTCGCCCGGAGCGAAGAAGGGCCTGCACGTCGGGGCCGGTCGCGTGTGGGTGACGGCCAGCGGCGTGTGCGACTTCATCGCGAACGTGGCGTCGGGCATGACCGACCGCGTGACGCTGAGCAAGGCGGCGTCGGTGCTGCGCCAGTTCGCCGCGCCCGACGTCCCCGGCCAGAAGGCCGCGCGCCCGCCCGGCGAGCACAAGGGCCGCTGGGTCGAGGTGAACCTGCCGGTGATCTTCGAGGAGGGCCTGCGCTACGGCATGACGTGCGAGCGCATGGAGGGCCTGATCCGCCTCCAGCCCGGCGGCGTGAACGTCGTCGCCGCGATCCTGTCGCACGAGGGGGAGGAGTACTGATGACCGAGTCGACGAACATGGTCATCAGCGCGTCGCAGCTCGACGACTTCCTCGACTGCCCGCGGCGCTGGTGGTTCAAGAAGGTCCTGCACCTACCCGAGGTGCAGCGCGACTACTTCACCTTCGGCACGGTGCTGCACGCCTGCATCGAGCGCTGGATGGCGGCCGACGAGCAGGGGCGAGTGCCCGGTACGCAGCCGAGACAGCGAGACCCGGACTACATCGAGGTCGCCACCATCGGCAGCGGCCCGCTAGAGGGGCAGAAGTGCGGCGCGCCAGTCGACGTCTTCCCTCCCGGCTGGGAGACCATCGACGAGCGCGGCGCGAAGGCGAGCGTGACGCCGAACGAAGCGAAGCTGATCCGCCGGCTCTTCGAGGACGCCGTCGAGAAGGGCATCCTCGTGCGGAGCCGCGGCGTGAAGATTGAGCACGAGATCAACCTGCCGGTGATCCCAGGCGTGGACTTGACGGGCTTCCTCGACTGGTATGTGCCGAGCAAGACGATTGACCACGTCTCCACGGACGACTCGTCAGGTGGCCGGAAGCAGACCGTTACTCGCCACGCCCTCAGTCTGGCCGAGATCCACGACCACAAGTCGTTCGGCGAGTCCTCCCTGCGCTACCTGAAGCAGCCCGGGCCGAAGGACGAGGCCGGCAACGACGTCGCGATCGACGCGCCGTACCAGAAGGACGACGGCACGAGCCCCAACTGCGTCGGGCACAACCAGCAGGTCCTCACGTACGGCGCGGCGACGTCCATCCTGCACGGATACGACGGTGCGGTGCTGGTGCGCCACAACCAGTTCCCCAAGTTCAAGGACCCCAAGGGAGTCCGTAAAGTCCAGGCCGTCGTCTCGTCGAAGAGGCTGAAGGCACACTGGATCTTTGTACAGGAGACGGCCGCGCGCATGCTGAAGGTGCGGCAGGTCAAGCTGTGGACGGATACCCCCGGCCCGGAGTCCACGGACTCCTGCGCCAGGTTCGGGGGCTGCCCGTTCCAGGGGATCTGCGGGAAGAGGGAGACCGTGGAGGGGTATACTTCCAGGGTACGGGGACAGACACAACAGAGGGCCGAGCGAACTCGCCCGAACATACCGATCGAACCGAAGAGTAGGAAAGGCAACGGAGGCAGCAACATGACGATGGACATTTTCGCGAACGCAAAGAACAAGAAGATAGGCGGGGGACCGCCGCCCGCGGCGCTGGCCGCGGCGAAGGAGGCCGCGCAGGCTCCGGCCCCGCCGGCCGAGGCGCCCGCCCCGGTCGCGACGCCGGCACCGAGCGCCGTGAACGCCGGCCCGACCGCGCCGACCGTGACGGTCGTGGGCGGAGCGCCGTGGGCGAACCCGAGCTGCCCGCCCTGCAAGGGGCTCGGCATGAACAAGCAGGGCCGCCCGTGCAAGATCTGCGACATGGTCGCGGCGAAGCTGAAGCGGCCCACGAGCGAGATGTACGACGTGCAGATCACCGAGGTCGGCGCCTACGCCGTCGCCCGCGAGCAGCACGTCGAGGCGCTCACCGCGCTCGGCGCCGAGCTGGAGTGGGTCCAGGCCGACGCCAAGGTGGTCGAGGCTGCGCCGGCACCGGCGCCCGCCCCGGCCCCCGCGCCGAAGGCCGCTCCCAAGGCGGCACCGGCTCCCAAGCCCGCGCCCGTCGAGGCTCCGTCCGCGTCGGTCGTCGAGGCCGTCGTCACGGCCGACCCCGTCGGCGAGGTCGTGGCCGCCGAGGAACAGCCGGCGAAGGCCAAGAAGAACGGACGCCCGAGCGTCGGGCTCACGCTGAACCTGGGCTGCATGCAGCTCAAGGGCGTGAACCGCCCGGTCGTGATCGCGCAGGACCTGATGAACCGCGTCGGCTCCGAGATGGCGCTCGACATGAACGCCGAGTCCTACTGGGTCCTCGACCAGCACAAGCGCAAGGACCGCCTGCGCCAGCGGGGCGAGGCCATCGCGCAGTCGCTCGGCCGCTGCGTGGTCGTGTTCCCCTCGGGGACGAACGACTTCGACCTGGTGGCGCTCTTCAACGCGCTCGAGCCCTTCGCCGACACCGTGAACGAGCGGCTGGGCTAGCAAACCGACGGACGCCCGGTAGGCGACCACAACAAAGCGAGGCAACGATGACCATGAAGGTGACGATGACGAAGCCGAGCCGGGCGAGAATCGCCAGGCTCTACCGGGAGGGTGCGACGCTGCGCGACCTCCAGGAGCAGTACGGACACAGCCTGACGACGCTCCTGCGCATCCTGCGCAGCCGGCGAGTCAAGATCCGCCCGCGCGGGAGGGTCCCGGCGTAGTGAGCGACTCGGTCCTGGACCCCTTCGCTCGCGCGCGCAAGACGGCGAGGCACGATACGGCGCAGTCTCTCGAGATTGCCCGTATCGTGTCGCTGCCCATCGTGGAGCTGCCGACCGACGAGGAGGTCGAGGAGTTCTGCCGGTGCGAGGTCCAGGCCGAATACTTCGAGGGCAAGGACGGCGAGCGACCGTTCCGGCTCTTCAACACCCAGGTCGGCGGCGTGCTGGCGTGGGACATGTACAAGGGGCTCTTCGGCTGCATCGGCGTCGGCTGGGGCAAGACGCTCATCACGCTGATGATCGCCAACCGCGCGTACGAGTCCGGCGACTCGCAGCGCTCGCTCCTCCTCGTGCCGTCGCAGGTCTACGCGCAGCTCACTCAGCGCGACATCCCGTGGGCGCGCAAGCGCGTCGGCCTGCGCGTGCCGTTCGTGCTGATGGGCGGGCGCGACGCGGCCTCGCGGGCGTCCGCGGCGAAGTCGCAGAAGCGCGGCTGCTACGTAGCGCCGTACTCGCACCTCTCGACGAAGGACGCCGAGGCCGTGCTGCACGGCATCGCGCCCGACCTGCTGATCCTCGACGAGGCGCACAAGGTCAAGAACGCCAAGGCGGCGCGGACCGCGCGCGTGATGCGGTACCTGCGCGCCCGACAGCCCCGCGTGGTGGCGCTCTCCGGCACGATCACGTCGAAGTCGATCTCCGACTACCACCACCTGCTCACGTTCTCCCTCGGCGAGCGCAGCCCGCTGCCTCTCGAGGGCGCGCTGGCGCTGAACTGGTCCTACGTCCTCGACGCTAACGCCGACCCGAGCGACGCGCAGACCGGGCCGATCGCGCCGCTGATCGACTGGGCGCGGAAGGAGTTCCCGGCGGAGAAGCTGCCGAAGGGCGTGCCGGGATTCCGCAAGGCCTACCGCCTGCGGCTGAACACTTCGCCCGGCGTCGTCGCGACCGGCGACAACGAGATCGGCGTGTCGCTGACGATCCAGAACAAGCCCGTCGACATGAGCGTCGTGGACGACAAGCCCGAGATGGTCCGCCTGCGCAAGCTGATGCAGGACGTCGAGGAGCTGTGGCGCACGCCGTCGGGCGACGAGATCGAGTGGGGCTTCCAGAAATGGCGCTACCTCTACGAGCTGACGTCCGGCCTGTACAACAACCTGCGCTGGCCGACGACCGACGAGCTGATGCTGCGCGGCCGGCTCTCGCGCGACCAGGCCGTCGAGCACCTGATGCTCGCGAAGATGCACCACGAGGCGCTCCAGGAGTACCACAAGAAGCTGCGCCGGTGGATAGAGCGCGCCGGGCGCGCGAAGCTCGACACGCCGTTCCTGATCGCCGCGAACATGGCGAACCACGGCGCCGAGGACGTCGGCGAGGAGCTGTACGAGGCCTGGTGCGGCGCGAAGGACCTCGAGTTCGACGGCATGCCGTCGCGGCTCTCCGAGCCGATCCGCGTGTGCGACTACAAGATCCAGCACGCCGTCGCGTGGGCGCGCGAGCTGTCCGAGCGCAAGCCGGCGGAGGGCGGGCTCATCTGGTTCAAGCACGACGAGTCGGGCCGCTGGCTCGCCGAGGAGCTTCAGCGCCAGGGCCTCGGGGCGATCTGGGCGCCGGCCGAGTCGGTGCGCAAGGGGATGAACGAGCTGGTCGACTACAAGCCCGGCGAGACCCGCACGCTGGTCATCTCGATGGGCGGGCATGGCGAGGGCAAGAACCTCCAGCACGAGTTCTACAACCAGCTCTTCCTCGACTTCCCTCGCGACGCCAGCCTCGCCGAGCAGGTCCTCGGGCGCACGCACCGCAACGGTCAGAAGGCCGACGAGCTGGTGGCGCACACGATGAACACGCTCCAGTTCGACCACCTGAACATGGCGGCGTGCCTGGTCGATGCGCTGTACAACCACCAGACGACGGGCTCGCGGCAGAAGCTCATCTACTGCTCGCACGACCCGCTGCCGAAGGTCTACCCGCTCGACTTCCTCCGCGAGCGGGGGTTCGTGGACGTCGCTCAGCTCGACGCAGAGGCCCGCGCCGCGCTGGAGGAGAAGTTCGGGCCGATGACGAGGTCCTGACCATGCTGACCATTCGCGAGCTAGTCTTCCTCAGCTACGAGACGATCTCCCCCAAGATAATCGAGGACGGCTGGCGCCCGCTATGTACGCGCCCCGGGTCCATGATCGGAGACACCGTCCTAGCCGTCCTGGTCGACACCAAGAACGAGCAGCAGGCGGAGGTGTTCCACGCCGTGCGGCCGGGCGACGCGCTGCCGGCGCCGGCTGGCAAGGAGCTGGCGTTCGTGGGGGCGTGCGGGGACAAGTACCTCTTCCTCGAGCTTCCCGTCGAGGCCGAGGCGGACCCCCGCGGAGAGCGCCGGATCGGCCGCCCCGAGTGGTAGCCGTCTACCTGGGTTTCCTCAAGATTCCCCTTGCCCGCGCCGAAGATGGATGTACACTGTACGCGCCTGCAAGCAACACGGACAAGTACCAAGATAAGGACACTGACATGGGTGCATTCTCAGGGATGAAGGACGCGAAGCGCGGCTTCGCAAGCAACCCGCTCCGACCCGGCAAGTACGTCGTGCGCATCGACGCCTGCGACTTCTTCAAGTCGGACAACGGGGAGTACTGGAAGAACACGCTGACGATCCTGGCCGTCGACCAGGGCGACCACAAGGTCGGGGAGGTGGTCAACACCTTCTTCAAGTTCAAGGACACCGCGGAGGGGCGGACGATCTTCCAGCAGAACCTCAAGTCCTTCATGGCGGGTATCCTCGCCTGCGAGGACGAGCAGATCGACGAGTCCGCCGCGAAGCGCGCGAGCGGCGAGGAGCAGACGATGCGGGGGATGATCACCGTCGTCAGCGGCGTGATGCGCACGAGCAAGAACAAGGTCTACGAGGACGGCCCCCAGAAGGGGCAGCCCAAGCAGTACCCGGTCTTCTCGTGGGCGCCGTCGCTCGACGCCGAGGAGACCCTGGCCGCGATCGGCGCGGAGAACTACAAGAAGTTCTTCCCGAGCGGCTGAGACTTGATGCGATCGGTCCGCCCTTGAAGCCCTTCGGGTACACTTCGGGGTAGGAGCATGCGGAGGAGCAGACCGAGCTAACTTCGCTCCAAGACGAACTGGACAAAGGAACGTGAAAGCCGGCGGACGTTCGCCACCAGGCTTGACGAGGGAGAGACCTCACCAGCACACAAACCACAGAGAGGATCTGCACATGGCCGCACGTAAGGGAACGAAGAGGAAGTCGAGGGCTAGCCCGAAGACTCAGTTGACGACGGCGCAGAGCGTCGCTGCGCTCGAGCGCGTGGTGAGCGAGCTGCGCGGGGTCATCTGCTTCCAGCACGAGACGAGGCTGGAGGCGCTCGAGGAGAAGATGCGCCAGACGCAGGAGGGTCTGGGCGGCGCCGTCTGGCGCACGCAGCAGGGTCACGCGCGCTTCATTGCGCTGCTCTCGACGCAGCACCTGAAGAACATCCTTGCGTGGCCGCGGGTCAGCGACCGGATCAAGAACCTGGTGGAGGCCGAGCTGGGCCGGCGCGAGGTCGACGCGCAGTTCCGCAAGGAGGAGTGCAGCAACACTTTCCAGGGGCCGTTGAAGGTGGCGCTCTTCTCGCATGGCATCCCGTGCGACCCGGCGCCTCTGAGCGTCTCGGAACGCATCGACCTCCTGATGAAGCAGGTGGACAAGCTGACGCGGGCGATCGGACAGCTCCCGCGATGACCACCTGCGCCGTCTGCGAGGTCCTCTCCCCGGCCGCGGTCAACTGCCCCGACTGCGCCCGCTGGCTCTGTACCGACTGCTGGGGCAGCATCGCGGACAACAGGAACTGCGGCCTGTGCCAGGCCGGGGTAGGAGCAGCATGACCCGCGTCGTCGCCTTCGACACAGAGACCCACCTCATCGGCCCCGGAGCCGTCGCCCCGCCGCTCGTGTGCGGCTCCTTCGCGTGGCGCAGCGCCGACGGCGCGATGGACTCCTCCCTGATGGGCAACCATCCCGACGACGGGCTAGAGGCCGCGATCGAGCGGATGTTGCTCGCCGACGAGGCCCTGATCGTCACGCACTCCGGCGGCTTCGACTGGACGGTCGTGTGCGCGAAGTATCCGCGTCTCTTGCCGCTGGTGTTCAAGGCGCTGCTCTCCGGTCACGCGACCGACACGAAGTGGCGGGAGAAGCTCCTGAACCTGAGCACTACGGGGCGGCTCGACAAGGTCGCCCTGCCCGACGGCTCGTCGGCGGACATCAGCTACCACCTCGCCGACCTCACTCTCCAGTACACCGGCCAGGACCGCTCGCACCTCAAGGAGGGCGACGACATCTGGCGCCTCGCGTACGCCGCGCTCGACGGCTGGCGCGCCGCCGACTACCCGCAGGACGCCGCGGACTACGCCATCGGCGACGCGACGGACACCCTGCTCGTCTACGAGGCCCAGGAGCGACGCAAGGCCGAGTGGAAGATGGCCTCGACGGCGACCGAGGAGTTCCGCACCGCGGCCCACTTCGCCCTGTACTTGATGTCGGCGCACGGCGTCGAGGTCGACCCCGAGGAGACCGCTCGAGTGCGGGCGGAGGTCACCCGCCGCATCGACGAGGTCGAGGGATCGCTCGTGGCCGCGGGCTTCATCGAGCCGGCTGTCCCGATGCAGCCGTACAAGTCGCAGGGCAAGCGCCTCGACGCCTGGGCTAAGGCGAACTTCGGCGCCGTCGTCGAGCCGTCCTTCGACTGGTCGCCGTACCGGGAGGAGCTGGAGAAGGTCGGCGTCAAGTTCACCGAGGCGAAGAAGTCCAAGCGCAACACGAAGCCGATCCAGGAGTACGTCGCCGCGCTGTACAAGCAGCTCGGCGAGATTCCCACGATGACCGACGGCGGGGAGAAGGCCGAGCCGCAGATCAAGCTCGACGGCGAGGTGCAGGAGTACCTCGCGTACAAGGACCCGCTAATGGAGGCCTACCACGGGCGCCAGTCGCTCCAGAAGATCATCGAGCAGCTCGACGTCCTCGAGTCTGGTCCCGTGATCTACCCTCAGTACGACGTGCTGAAGGAGACCGGCCGCACGTCGAGCTACGGCAACTCGAAGACCCGCGAGCCGCTGTACCCCTCGGCGAACATCCAGCAGGTCCCCGGGCCGCGCGACGGCCTCGACGTGCGCCGATGCTACCGACCGCGCGAGGGGCGCGTGTTCTTCGACGTGGACGTCACCGGCCTCGAGCTGGCGACGGTCGCGCAGGTCACCTACGACCTGTTCGGCACGTCGGTCCACATGGACCGGTACAACGCCGGGGTCGACCTGCACGGCTACCTCGGCGCGCAGCTCGGCCTACAGATCATGGACGACGAGCTGTCGCAGCACTTCCGCCAGCTCTGCAAGGCCGAGCGCATCGCGGACGACCCGATGGGCGTCTACGACGCCTTCATGCGCTGCAAGAAGCACGAAGACGAGCCCGTTCGGAAGTGGTTCAAGCACGTCCGCACGTTCGCGAAGCCGGTCGGCCTCGGCCTGCCCGGCGGCCTCGGGCCGGAGACTCTAGTGGACTTCGCCCGCAAGACGTACGGCGTGCTGATGACCGTGCAGCAGGCGAGCGACTTCCGCGAGGTCTGGCGCGCGACGTACCCGGAGATGCCTCGCTTCTTCGACTGGATCTCCGGCCAGACCGACGAGCACAACGGCCAGAACGAGGCCGGCGAGAAGCTCTATTGGTACGAGACTCCGCTCGGCATGATCCGCCGCGGGGCGACGTACTGCGCCGCGGCGAACGGGAAGTGCATGCAGTCGCCCGGCGCCGAGGTCGCGGAGACCTGGACCATCCTCGTGCAGCGCGAGTGCTACGACCCGACGCAGGAGTCCGTCCTGCTCGGAGCGCGGCCGGTCGCGTTCGTGCACGACCAGATCCTCGGCGAGACGACGCGCGAGGAGGCGCTGTGGCACGACCAGTGCATGCGCGTGAAGGCGATCCTCCAGGAGTGCTCGAAGCTGGTCCTGCCCGACGTGAACATCCGCTCCGACGAGGCGCACCTGACGCGCCGCTGGACGAAGGACTCCGTGCCGGTCTTCGGACCGGACGGCCGGCTGATCCCGTGGGAACCCAAACAAACCGCTTGACACATAACCAAACCGAGGTACACTGAACCCATGAGCGAACAAGAGTCCGACTACGACGCCTACTGCGACTCGCAGTGCTCGTTCACCCCTGCGCCAGCTCGGCCGGGCTCGCGGGACTACGACCTGAAGGACAGCGGCACCCGCCGCGAGTTCGACACAGGCGCGAAGCGCGACGCGGCGACCGGCAAGGGGCGCTACGACCTGATCTCGCCGCTGGCGACGCGGCGCAAGGCGATCCTGCTCGAGAAGGGCGCGATCAAGTACGACGCCCGCAACTGGGAGAAGGGCATGCCACTGAGCGTGTTCCTCGACTGCGCGAAGCGCCACCTGGACAAGTACCTGGAGGGCCTGCGCGACGAGGACCACCTGGCCGCGGCGTCGTGGAACATCGACTGCATGATGCACTTCGAGGAGATGATCGCCCGCGGGCTGAAGCCGGCGGAGCTGGACGACATGCCGAGCTACGTGCCGGCGCCGGTCGACCAGATCGAGATCACCGCTCCGCCGCCGGACGACCTCTTCCACGTCGAGGTGCTCGTGCCGGTCGAGGGAGAGGAGCCGCAGTGGGTCGAGCAGGGACACGGACGCGACAGCTTCCCAGTCGCGGTCGGTGCTGCGGAGCACCTGTTCGACACTCGCACGGATCACGCCATCCGCGTGAAGCACCGCGGGGTCATCCTCTGGACTTGCACCCGATGAGCCCGTCGCCGATCCCGCTGCGCGAGGGCGAGCCGCTCAGGAACGTCATCCTGAGATTGCCGGTTCTCACCTTGCGCGAGGCGCGTCGGCAGTGTATTCTTACCGCGCTGAAGGTCAACGACGGGGACGCCACGGCCGCGGCCAAGCTCCTCGGGATCAGCACGAGCAGCATCTTCCGACTGATCGGGGATCTGAACATAACTCGAGAGGAGCGCTACACGGGATGAGGTCGGGGACGAGGACGGCACTGACGAACACTCGCGCAGCTATGCTGCGCAACGAGGCGCCAGTCCAACTCCCCGACATCTCCTAACCGCGCGCACCATGCTCACCATCGGCATCGACCCGGACCTTCACGACCTCGCGGTCGGCTACTGGGACAATGGTCCTAGGACTGCGTACGTCACCCACGTCGCGCACCGCAAGGGGAGGATCGGACAGACGGCCGTGATGGACATGATCCTCGCGATGCGCCTGGAGGTCCCGTTCATCGACCGCGACCATGATGTCGATGCCGTCGCCGTCGAGGCGCAGACCTTGATGCGTTCAGGCTCCAAGCAGCACAAGCGCCCTCAGGACATTGTGATCCTCGGGAACGTGGCCGGCGCCGTACTCGGGATGCTCGCTGGAGCTGGTTATCCCAGTATCCTCTTCCCGACGCCGGAGCAGTGGAAGGGCCAGCTCCCCAAGCACGTCATGCAGGCCCGCCTCTACGACGAGCTGGGCTGGGGCTACGAGATGTGCGCGTCGGACAGCTACGCCGTGCCGCTGCGCATCCCGAACACCTTCGAGCACATCACCAAGGGCCAGTGGAAACACGTGGGCGACGCGCTGCTCCTCGCGCGCTGGGCCTACGAGAAGAGGACGAAGTGACCAAGAAGAACGAACGCATCCGTCGAGACCCTGCCACCGAGAAGACGCCGCGGCAGCAGATGCTCCAGCGCTACGAGGCCAGCCTCATCGAGGCCGACAAGAAGCGCCTCGCGAACGCCGACCTGCGCGAGTCCTACCGCTCGAACCGCGCCAAGCGCGAGAAGGTCCGGCAGCTCCTGATCGCCGACCTGATCCACGTCTACCAGCACCCGGACAATCCCTACGCCGGCTGGGCCGCGTCGCGCAAGCGCTACCGCGAGCTGGGGCACTTCCCCGAGATCATGGTCGCCGACCTCTTCGGCACGCACGCCGAGTTCGAGCGCGCCGCCGGCCTGCGCGACCAGCGCGGCACGTCGAAGGTCGGGCTGCTCACCGCGCGACTCCACTCCGAGCGCGAGATCCGCGAGTACGCCGAGGAGTCGGTTCTCGGCTCCGTCGGGCGCTGGACGAAGAAGTACCGCGAGACGTCGGGCGTCAAGCACGTCATCGTCGGCAGCGACTTCCACGGGCAGTTCGTGGACCCGCTCGCCCTGCGCGTGTGGCTCGACACCATCCAGGACGTGCAGCCCGACGTCGTGGTCCTGAACGGCGACGTCACGGACTTCCCGCAGGTCAGCCGCTTCACGCTGATGCCCGGCGCCGGCTCGCTGTCGCTCCAGGCCGAGATCGACTGGACGCGCGAGAACATCCTGGCCCGCACGAGGAAGGCCGCGCCGAAGGCCGCGATCCTCTACGTGATCGGGAACCACGAGCACCGCCTGATCCGCTATCTCGCCGACACCGCGCCCGAGCTGGCGTCGCTGCGCTGCCTGCGCTGGGACACCCTCTTCGGGATCGAGGACCTCGGCATCGAGATGGTCTTCGGCGGCAACTTCCTCGCGCCGCGCCAGCGCGACCGCGTCGACAACACGCGGCGCAAGACGCACGCCGTGCTGTTCGACTCCCTCGTGGTCACCCACGGCAAGTCGCTCGCGGACAACGCGCCGAAGGCAGAGCTGGAGCGCTGGGGGATGTCGGGCACCTCGGGCCACACGCACCGGCCCGGCATCCAGACGCGCCCGACGCACGCCAATCCGCACCTCTCGTGGACCAGCACGCCGATGATGGCGGGCTTCGCGGTCGGCAAGGACTACGTGGACGGACCGAGTAGCTGGACGATGGGCTTCGCGGCCTTCACGGTCGACGCCCGCGCCGGCATCGTCGTCCCGCAACTCATCCCGATCTACGAGGACTTCGCCTCGTGGAACGGCCACGTCTGGCGCCCGAGCGACAAGGCTCGCGCTATCCGCCGCACAATGTGGGGGGAACATGGGGACATAACGGCCAGCGAGCGCGGCAAGGACGTGATGTGAGCGAGGTGCCCTTCGTCTGCCGGCGGTGCAAGTCGCAGGCGTGGTTCCTGTTCATCCTGGACAAGGCGAACCGGCCGGTCCTCGCCCGCTGCAAGGCGTGCGGGCACGAGGAGCTGCTGTGAACATCCTGATCCTCGGCTTCGTCGTGGCCTGTCTCTGCGCGGCGTGGAGCTGCGCTGGCGGCTGGCGGTGAAGCGCCTGGTGATAGTTCTCGGAGGCCTCGGGCTGGTGCTCGGGTACACGTTCATCTACGCGCTGCTCAGGGCAGCAGGAAGACAAAGACCATGTGGCAGGACATCGTTCTCTCGACCGTCGGCACTCTCTTCTGCGCGGCGCTGGTCCCGGCGGTGACCAACAAGTACAGCCGGATCCCGCGCAAGACGTCAGTCCCTACGGCCATCGGCCTCGCGGCGACGGCGTGCGCCTACGCCTCGCTCGGCCTCTCGTACGCCGCCGTGGTGTCGGCCGTGTGCTGCGGCATGTGGGCGTACATCGCGGTCTTCCGCCCGGCCGGCTCGCAGTTGCCGCCGGCCGAACTGCGCTAGGAACTTGACCTTCTCGATCCGAGCAGGTATACTGCTCGCGAGAGAAGTTGTTGTGCAGGTACTGCCACAAGTAGCTGACAACATCTACGCCGAAGCGGCGTGAAACGAGCCGGCCGGGGGAGTCAAACCCTCCGGCCGGTCTACTTCACACGACGAAGTCCGCGCTGCCGCGCTCCGGCTTCACCAGCGCGTCGTCGTCCACGAGCCCCTGGATCGCGTCGTCGAGCGCGCGCCTCACCGGCAGGTCGGCCCGGTTGGCCGCGTTGCTCGCGAGCTGGTCGAAGAAGGGGTGCGCCGCGGCCGGGCCGACGCTGTCGACCACGAGCATGAAGGGCGGCTGGCCGGCCTTGCGCCGCGCCGCGTTCTCCTCGAGCCCCGCCTCGTACTCCTCGCGAGTCAGCGTGCGGATGTCGAAGTCTCGCTCCGGGTAGCCGCCCGCCAGGCGCGGGTCGTCGCGAGGGTCGGCGAAGAACACCAGCTTGCTCGCCAGGATCGGGCCGAACCCCCGGCGGCCGTCGTGGTAGTACACGGCCCAGTAGTGGGGTATGTACAGCTCGGCACGCCCCTCGTTCGAGTCGACGATTAGCCTGATGGCCTCGCGCAGCGTCTTCGAGCCGATGAGCGACTTGACGCGCAGCAGCTCGGCCCCGCCGATCTCGGTGAGGATTCGCTGGTACAGCGCTGAACGGTCGAGCGGCACGACTACTGCGCTGCGGGGTCGCTCGCCTGCCGGTCGTGCGCGCTGCCGAGCAGTCCCTGGTTCGGGTCGCGCCCAGAGCCGGTGATCGGCTGGCGCATGCTCGCCATCGTGTTGGCCGCTGCCGGCGTCATGCCGTCGAGCAGCGTCTTGAAGCCGTTGCCAGGCGTGACGTGGATCGGCATCCCGTTCTCGTCCGTCGGCCCGCCGCCCCCGGCTCCGCCCGCGGCCATCGCCGCGTTCGGGTCCGGCGCGGCCACCGAGGGGCCGGTCGTGGTCTGCGACGCCGTCGGGCCGAGCGCGCCCGCGGCCTTCGCGATCGGCGACGTCGGAGCCGGTGCTCCGGCCGCCTGAGGCCCGGGCAGCGCCGGCGAGCCAGGAGCGCCCGCGGGCGCGACCGGCGGCTTCGCCTTGACCGAGCCGCCGAGGAACTGCTCGGCCCTGAGCTTCTCCTTCGAGCCGTCCGGCTGCGCGAACTCCGTCTCCTTCGCGCCCAGCGTGCGCGCGAAGATCGTGCTGAAGTTCCGCTGCGCCGGACCGATCTTGCGCTTCTGGATCAGCATGAGCGCGTTCGGCCCCTCGTTCACCGCGCCGATCTTCGCCGGCAGAGCCACGTTCGCCAGCATAGGCGGGACGCCGTGCGCCGTGGTGATGAGCATCGCGAGCGTCATCGACTTGTCGCTGAAGCCGTCCTTGCCGCCGTCGTCCATCGCGAGGCGCTCGATCTGGACGGAGGTGTCCTGCGTCGAGCTGGGGATCTGCACCGCGCACGTCTTGTGGGAGTTCCCCGAGCCCTGGCTCGCGCGCAGCATGTTCTCGAACTTCTCCCACGTCTTCGTGGTGGCGTTCGGGCTGATGAGGAAGGCGATGAACTCGGGCACCGCGCGGTTGAAGTAGAAGTCGAACTCGTGCTGCGTCATGCACTGCACCAGCTCGATCGACGGCACCGCGGACATGTAGTCGGGAAAGCCGTACCAACGCGAGCGGTTGCGCGACTGCCGGATGTGGATGACCTCCGAGTTGGTGATCGTGCCGCTCGGCGAGCTGCGCCGCGAGCGCTGCGCGTCGTTCGCGTTCACCGTGTTCGGGTCGACGCCGCCGTCGGTCTGCACGCCGAAGCGCTTCTTCAGCTCCGCGAGGTCTCCCCACTTCGCCATCACGGTCGTCATGCCGGAGGCCGTCTCGCCCTCGACGACGTAGTGGTACAGCTCGGAGTTGTTCTCCTCCTCGACCTCGACGCGACACTGGCGGGACTCGATGTGTCCGAGGCCCGTCACCAGGTTCGGGTTCGACTCGTCGTTGCGCACCACCTCGAGGAAGCACTCGCCGGTCTCCCAGTAGTCGTCGGCCATCGCGTCGAGCGTGTCCTGCCAGGAGAACTGGCACAGCGGGTCGAGGATCTCGTGGATCGTCTCGTCGCGGTGGCCGAGGCCCACCGTCGCCGACGCCTTCGCGTCGATGCACGCGGCGTGCGTGGTGTTCGCGTCGCGCAGCTCGCGCGCCACGTCCTTGTCGATCAGCGGCGTGCGCGCGCCGACGGCGATGCCCTGGTTCGTCTTGTCCTTCGGGTCGACCGGCTTCACCGCCTGCCCGTCGGCGGTGGACTTGCGCAGCAGGCGCCAGGTGAGGCCCTCGGCGCCGTAGATGTCCCGCGTCTTCCTCTCCGACCGGATGAGCTTGAAGTCGGGCTGGGCGGGGGCGGACGGCGTCTCGTCGCTCATGTGTCGATCCTGGGGATAGTGCTACCCCCTCGAAAGAGATTCTCGGTTTTCCCTTGGCGGGCCTGCCACATCGGCAGTATTCTACAGGCTTGGCTGCCAGGATGGCAGTCCTTTCTCGGATTCCTGTCGCAGATGCCCACAGAACACGCCGCAGGCGCCGTCCCGGAGGCCTCCATGCCGATCTCCAAGTCCGTCCTCGACGCCGCCGCCCGCAAGAAGATCCCCCACGGGGACTTCGCCGGCCCCGACGAGTCCTACCCCATCGAGGACGAGGCCCACGCCCGCAACGCGCTGGCGCGCGCGGCGCAGAACGGCGACCCGGCGCTGATCGCCCGCGTCAAGGCGGCCGTGCGGAAGAAGTACCCGCACATCGCGGTCGACGGCGAGCCGACGTCGAAGGCGCGCCGCATCAAGGCCGCGGCCATCACCAGCATCGCGCTCTGCAAGCGCGGCGTCAACGGCTTCCGCACGCTGCTCAAGGCCGACGGCTCGCTCTGCTGGGAGACGCTCACCAAGACGGCCGGGGAGAACGAGCTGCTCAACGTGGTGTACGCGCCGGACCGCGAGGACGGCGACGGCGAGTTCGCCTCGGCCGAGGTCATCAAGGCCGCGGCCCACGCCTACAACCGCGACCACCGCGAGCTGGACATCGAGCACGACGGGAAGCCCCTCTCCAACGAGGACGCCTACGTCGCCGAATCCTTCATCGTGGCGAAGGGCGACGAGCGCTTCGCGGACTGGAAGGGCTACGACGGCCAGCCGGTCGGCGACCTCACGGGCGCCTGGGCCACGGTCATCAAGCTCGAGAGTCCGGTGCTCCAGAAGGCGTACCGCGACGGAGAACTCGACGGAGTAAGCATGTTCGGGCAAGCAGCCCTCGAGCGTGTCGATACCACGGCTGCCTCGAAGCGCGTCGCCGACAGGCTCGGCAAGTCGCGCGACGCACAACAGGAACAGGAGATCGAGATGGACGAGAAGCAACTGAAGGAGATCCTCTCCGGCTTCAAGGCGGAGATGGTCGAGGTCGTGAAGAGCACCGTCGCCACGCTGTCGAAGCCGGCGGAGAAGACCGAAGAGAAGGCGACCGACGAGACCCCGGTCTTCAGCGGCGACGCGACGAAGCCGGCGGACCTCGAGGCCTTCGCGGGCGTCCTCAAGGCCCACGAGATCAACAAGTCGCTCAAGAGCGGCAAGATGACCGCCGAGCAGATCGTCGCGCTGGCGAAGTCGCTCTCGGCCGTCGAGCCGTCCGACGAGGACGCGGGCGTCGTGGCCGGCGACTCGCCGGAGGTGATCGGCCTGAAGCGCCAGCTCTTCAAGGCGCAGCGCACGCGCAACGCGCCCGAGGGCGGAGCGTCCGCCGACGAGGGCGTCGAGTCGATCGCGAAGGCCGCGGCCGACGAGGGCCGCTCCATCGCGGCAGTCTACAACGAGCAGCGTGGGTCCCGGACCGAATCCGGCATGCGTCTCGTCAAGAGCTGAGCCACAGCTTCCACCGAACCAACTCAGACAACTCTAGGAGCAGAACAAAATGGCACTGCAAAACGAACAGCTCGGCGGAGACGTGGTCAGTCAGACCCCGAACCTGCGAGCCTTCCCGTACCAGGACGGCATCCAGCCGGGCAAGCTGGCGTCCTACTCGCCCGACCGCGAGCTTCCGAACCTCACTCCGCTGTTCTACGACGACGCGAACAGCCAGTGGGCCGTGTGGCTGGGACAGGGCAGCGAGGTCAACACCATCACGTCGAACGCCACCCCGGCCACCGCCGGCACGTTCACGCTGACGGTCAACGGCCAGACCACGGCCGGCATCGCGTTCAACGCGACCGCCGCGATCGTGCAGGCCGCCCTCGAGGCCCTCTCGAACGTCGCCCCCGGCGACGTGGTCGCCGTCGCGACCTCGGGCGCGAACCTCGGCGTCGCCAGCGCGGTCGTCACCCTGAACTGGGGCGGCGCCTACGCTGGTCAGAACGTCACCATCACCGCCAACATGGCGGGCCTGACCGGCAACCCGCACGTCTTCGCGACGAGCACTCAGGGCGGCATCGCGCCGGCCGACGGCTCGATCATCGACGGCTTCCTGTGGGCGCCGGAAGTCCCGCACACGGCCCTCGCGGCCGGCGAGACGCTGATCCAGGTCTTCAAGATGGGCGTCATCCACGCTGCCGACGTCCCCGTTCCGGACGGTGAGTCGCAGCTCGACCTCAACGAGGCCCTCCTGGGCTCGAGCCTTCGCGAGAAGGGCATCAACCTCCAGGGCCTTCCCGGAATCCACTGATCGTGCTGAGCTGAACAAAGCACACAAGAAAGAACTAGGAGAATCACATGCCCACCAGTGCAGACGTTCTCAGTTACAGCACGCTCACCCCGGCTGTCAACGAGATGAAGAGCCCGAACTCCATGCTGAAGAACATGTTCTTCAGCAGGAACGTTCCGGTTGCCACCCGCAACATCGAACTGAGCTTCCTCCGGCGCGGCCGGAAGATCGCCCCGTTCGTCAAGCGCAACGGCGCGGGGATCATGACGAGCGGCCGGAACGAGGAGTTCCGCGTCGTGTCGCCGGCCCACATCCGCGTCAAGCGCCCGATGACGCCGACCGAGCTGCTCAACAAGCGCCGCCCGGGTTCGGTCATCCACATCGACGCGGGCGGGATCGCCGCCGCAGCCCGTCAGTACATGGCCGACGAACTCGGCATGCTGATGGACGACGTGGACAACTCCGAGGAGTACCTGTGTGCGCTGGCCCTCCGCGGCTCGCTCAGCTACGTCGCGGAAGACGAAGCGGCCTTCGAGATCGACTTCCTCCGCAGCGCGACGCACGACGTCACGCTGACGGGAGCCGACCTCTGGTCCGCCACCACGTCCAGCCCGCGGGCTGACTTCCTCACCGCGCTCCAGCTCGTGAACGACGACGTGTCGCTCAACGTGACGGACGTGGTCCTCGGCGCCGACGCCGCGGATGCCTTCATCTCGCACGCTCAGGTCCAGACCCAGCTCAACATCAACACCGGTGTCGCGCTTCGCATGGGCCTGATCGACATGACGAACCAGTTCCAGGAGTCGGGCGCGATGCTGCTCGGCGAGTTCGTCCACGGGATCCGCGTCTGGCGCTACGCGCGCCAGGTCGAGGTCGCCGGGGTCGCCGTCGACCTGATCCGTCCCGACCACGCGGAGTTCATCGCCCGCACCCCGGCCGCGCAGATGGTCACGTACTACGGCGCGATCGAGGACATGAAGGCGATCGGCGCGGGCCAGGTCCTCCAGTCCAAGCGCTTCTCGAAGAGCTGGGAAGAGGAAGATCCGTCCGCTCGCATGCTGCTCGTCGAGTCGAACCCGCTGCCCTGCATGCGGCGTCCCGACGCGACGGTCTCGATGAAGGTCGTCTGATCTTCGCGAGCTGAACCTACCAGGGGCCGGGCGCGCCCGGCGAGTGCCCGGCCCCTGCATTCTCTCCCCGCCGGAGGCAGACCATACAGACAATCGGAGGCAACGTGAGTCAGTACAGGGTAGCAAGAGGGGTCATCAGGAAGCCCCGCGATCCGCTCTCCGCGCGCAAGGTCGCGACGGCGGCCGACTACATCGGCCAGGGCGAGGCGATCCCCGAGGGGATGCTGAGCGAGGCGGAGATCGCGAATCTCCTGGCGACGGGCTACATCGAACCGATCGGCCTGATCGCTCCGGGCGTGCTCGAGCCGACGGTGAAGCGCGGCAAGTGGAGCGTGGACCCGGCGGCGCTCGTGGCGAAGAGCCTCGAGGACATGCTCGTCATGGTGCTCGAGATCGACCCGGACTACGACGTCGCGGCGCTCGAGACGGTGACGGCCGCGGCTACGCAGCTCACCGCCGACTGGAACCCGGCCTTCCGCGAGGCCGTGGCGCTGTCGAACGACCGCACGCGCCCGGCACCACTGCGCTCCACCGCGAAGGTGAACCGTGACGGCAAGGTCGTCGAGGTCCGCGGCGCGCGCGACGTGGCCGAGATCCCCATGAGCGACTCGTCGAAGGAGATCCTCGACCGCGCCAGGGCGCAGGCGGCCCAGCAGGCCCCCGGCAAGGGAGACCAGCCGCAGGGCTGAGGAGCAGTGACGTGACCGACCCGCTGTTTGTCCAGGACCTCGATACCCTGAAGAAGTTGGTGCGGCTCTCAGGAGTGCCCGCCAGCCGCGAGGACACCCTCGCGATCCTCGACGAGGCGATTCTCAACGCCCGCCTGGAGTTCTATCGCAGGCTGGGCAGACAGCGGGTCACCAACTTGGTCGGCATGGCGTTCGTCTCGAACCCGACCACGGAGGACGAGGTCGTGCGCGCGCTGGCGAACGTCGTCGAGACCGACCTCGTCTACGTGCAGCTCCTGCGCAAGCTCCCGAACCTCTTCCAGGACGCCTCGGGCGACGCGCAGCGGCGCTGGAACGAGGAGGCGCCCTTCCGCGAGCGCGGCGGTACGCCGCTCCAGAAGGAGATCCAGACCCGCCTCGACAAGATCGAGGAGAACATGGAGCTGCTCGCCGAGGAGGAGTCGATCCCCGACGAGACCCAGATCAAGACCTTCGACGGGACGCGCCTCACGCGGGCGCCTCGACCCGGCGACTCACTTCGACCTTTCCATCGTCGCTGCGGCGGCGTCTTTCCACAGGACTGATTCACATGGCAAACGCTCTCTACGGGCTCGGCCGAGCCGCCTTCGGCAACGCCGGCATCAACTGGACCTCGGACAACATCAAGGTCGCGCTGGTCGACTCGGCCGTGTACACGCCGAGCATCAACGTGGACGACTTCCTCAACGACATCGCCTCGGTCGTGGCGACGTCGGGCAACCTCGCGAGCAAGACCAACACGCTCGGCGTGATGGACGCCGCGGACATCACGTTCACGGCCGTCACCGGCGCGCAGAGCGAGTACCTCGTGATCTACAAGGACACGGGCACAGCCTCCACCAGCGCGCTGATCGCTCTGATCGACACAGCGACGAACCTCCCGATCACCCCCAACGGCGGCGACATCACCGTGCAGTGGGACAACGGGGCGAACAAAATCTTCAAGCTCTGATCGCGAGCTGAGGACCAAGGAGCCCAGAGACAGTGCAGTCCGTCATCCAGACCGTCCGCGCCACCGCTAATACCGGCGCGACGACTCAGGACGTCACGGTCTCTGGGTTCGGTACCGTCGTCGCGTGCTTCGGCAAGATCAGCCTGGCGACGGCCGACAACACGAACGTCGCGCACGGCTTCATCTCGGTCGGCATCTGGGACGGCACGAATACGCGCGGGAAGTCGACGTTCTCCGAGAACAACCGCACTGCCGTCACCGACACGAATCAGATGAAGCGCACCGACCGCTTCTTCATCGTGATGGCCGCGGCCGGCGTGGTCACGCGCTACGTCACCCTGTCGGCCGTCACCAACGGGGTGAAGCTGAGCTGGTTCGACTCCGCCGGCACGCCGACAGCACCGGGCGTGGCGTACAAGCTCGACCTGACGTTCGTCGGCGGGTCCGGAGCGCTGGCGGCCATCGTGGACGTCGCCGGGGCGATCACCTCTCGGGTCATCAGCTCGCTCAGCTTCCAGAGCGACTCCCTCGTCTGCCTCGGGCCGGGCGTGTTCGGTACGGCTGCTGCCGCGGCGCCGGGCCAGATGATCCTCGGGTTCGCCACGCGCGCGCCGTCGATCTCCCAGTGCTCGCTGAACTGGACGGACACGGACAACGTGTCGACGTCCGCCGCGATCTCGCTGCTGTCGGCGACGTCGGTCGCGGTGTTGACCGGCGCGAGCCAGGACAACGCGCGCGTCAGCGCCTTCTCGTCGACAGGCTTCACGTTCACGAACGACGTCCAGAACAACGCCTTCCCCGACTTCGCCGTCCTGGCACTTCAGCTCCCTGGCCTGTCGGTCCTCGCCGAGGTGATCTCCTCGCCGACCGGGACAGGCGTGCAGTCCTACACGAACCTCGGCATGCGCGGCCAGGCCGGCATCCTGGCGATCTCCGGCGCGAGCGCGGTCGACACCGTCACGAACGACGACAAGGCGAGCACGTTCGCGCTGAGCTTCCTCGGAACGCCGACCGGCACGCCCGTCGAGAACGTCACGCACGTCCGCTCGAAGGACGCCGTCGTCATCAGCGGCCCGAGCCCGACGATCGCAGGCGCCATCGCCGACGCCAAGTTCGTGCGCCTGCACAACGGCGGCAACACCGCGCTGCTGGTCGCCAACTGGAACGCCTGGCAGGCGAGCGGGGTCGACGTCAACTGGACCACGGTCGACGGCACCGCGCGCAAGATCGCCGCGCTGTGGTTCAGCGCCGAGGTCGTGCAGCCCAGCGGCATCGCCTCCGAGGAGGCGTTCGGCTCGGCCACCATCGCCGCTACGATCGCGGTCAGCCCGAGCGGCATCGCCAGCGCCGAGGCCTTCGGCACGCCGACTCTGGCGGCCACCGTCACGCTGTTCCCCGGCGGCATCGCCAGCGACGAGGCCTTCGGCACGCCGACGCTCGCCCCAGGGGCGGTCGCGATCAGCCCGAGCGGGATCGCCAGCGCCGAGGCCCTCGGGAACCCCACGTTGTCTCCCGGCGCAGTCACGCTGTCGCCCGGCGGAATTGCCAGCGACGAGGCCTTCGGCACTCCGACTCTGGCGGCCGGCGAGGTCGTCGTGTCCCCGAGCGGCGTCGCCAGCGACGAGGCCTTCGGCACGCCGACGCTCGCGGCCACCGCCACCGTCGACCTGAATGGCGAGGGCATCGCAAGCGCCGAGGCCTTCGGAACGCCGATGGTCGTCACCGGCGCCGACATCTTCCCCAGTGGCATCGACAGCGAGGAAGCCTTCGGCACGCCCGACGTGCTGGCGCAGCCCGTGTTCCTCTCGCCGACCAGCATCGCGAGCGCCGAGGCCTTCGGCGACCCGCTGCTGAGCCAGGAGCAGCTCGTTCTGCCGGCGAGCATCGACAGCGAGGAGACCTTCGGCACGCCGTCGCTCTTCACAGGCCTGACGATCCTGCCCGACGGGATCGTCAGCGAGGAGGCCGTCGGCACGCCCGACGTGCTGGCTGGCGCGGTAGCGATCAGCCCGAGCGGCATCGCGAGCGCCGAGGCCCTCGGGAACCCCACGTTGTCCCCCGGCGCGGTCACGCTGTCGCCCGGCGGAATTGCCAGCGACGAGGCCTTCGGCCTGCCGGCGATCTCGCCCGGCGCGCTCGTCCTCCTGGTCGACGCCATCGCCAGCGACGAGGCCTTCGGCACGCCCACGCTGCTCCAGGCCGGCGCGCAGATCATCGACCTCGACACCCAGGGCATCGCCTCGGGCGAGGCCTTCGGAACGCCGCTCGTCCTGTCCGATCAGCAGCTTGTCCAGCCCAGCGGCATCGCTAGCGGCGAGGCCTTCGGCCTGCCGTTCCTGCGCGGAGGATACATCCCCGTGACTCTGAAGAAGAAGGTCCACGACGCGCTCTGCCAGGCGGCGGAGCTGGGTACGTTCATCGAGGCGACCTACGACTCCGACGCCTGCGAGCTGGAGCAGGGCCTACAGGTCCGCCCTGGCTCGATCGAGGTGAACGAGCTGGACGCCAACTACGCCGTCACCAGTCGCTACGGGCGCAAGTTCGCGCTCGATCCGACCGCGTGGAACTGGTTGCTCATCCTCCAGTTCAACGAAGAAGTCATCTGCGAGCCGTTCGTGCGGAGGCTGCTCGGAGATCCCATCTGTATTCCGCGCGGACAAGACGACCGTCAGGTTACCCTGAAGCTCGTCGACACCAAGTACGAGCACCCTCCTCGCGAAGGTGCGTCGAACGGGACGAAAGCATTCTTCCGCATCCAAGCGGAGCTGAGTCCTCGGTAACCAACCTCTAGGAGAAACACACATGCCCGGAATCAATCTGACCGGCGCGCCGAACGAACGCGACTATGTTCTCGGGCGTGGCAAGGTCTATCTCGCCAAGATCGACACGACGACGGGGCTTCCCGACGTGAACGGCTTTCGTGACGTGGGCAACGCCCCCGAGTTCACGATCTCCGTCGCCGTCGAGGACCTCCGCCACAAGAACTCGCGCGACTGCATCAAGTTCACGGACAAGCGGTTCGTGATCTCGCAGGAGATCGGCGTCGGCTTCAAGCTGGACGAGACCCGCAACTTCCAGAATCTCGCCGACTTCTTCAGCGGCGAGACCTCGGTCTACGACAACCCGCACGACACGACCCACACCGACACCGTCATCTCGGCCGACGTCCACCTGGGCGCCTGGTACGAGCTGCGGAACGGCTCGGGCCTGCGCGTCTACAATCTGGACGCGGCCGGCGTGGTCTACACGATCGAGATGGACGACACGATCGACGTCCTCTTGGTCGAGGGGACCGACTACGAGATCGACGAGCAGCTCGGCCTCGTGCGCTTCCTGCCCACGGCGACGAACATCGACGAGGGCGACCAGGCTCAGTGGAGCATCACGACCGGCGCTACGACCGCGAAGGACGTCGATGAAGTCGACGCGCTCACGAAGTCGGAAGTCACCGGCGCGCTCCTGTTCCTTCAGGACAACGCGGGTGACTGCGGCCAGCTCGTCGAGTTCCGGTTCCACCGGGTCTCGCTGTCGGCCGACGGCGACCTGGGCCTGATCGGCGACGAGGTCGCGACGATGTCCTTCAAGGGCGTCGCCGAGATCAACAACCTGGTGCCCGACGTGTCCAAGGTGCTCACCGTGCGCACCTACGACCCGATGGTCCCCTGATCTGAGACGGTCGAGAGGCGGCCCGGGGGCGACAGCGCTCCCGGGCCACGACCACCAACAACAAGAGAGGCAAGGCAGACATGGCGAACAAGAACTGGAAGGCTCGCTTCACGTACAAGAGCAAGGTGTTCGTGGAGAAGACGATCGACGACAAGACGTTCCGCTTCTACCCGAACCGGATCGCGCTGCTCGAGGAGCTGGCGGACGTCAGCAAGCCCATCGGGCACGCCGTCGCGACGCTCTTCGGCAAGGGCGGCGACGCCTCGAACTCCACGCACGAGACCTTCCGCGACAAGGTCCGTAAGGACGTCAAGTCCGGGATCGAGACCGCCGACTCCGCAGTCGACAAGATCACCGTCAGCGCGCCGACGCCGGAGGTGTCCGAGTACCACCGCAAGGCGCGCGACCAGGCGATCGACGAGCTGATCGGCGCGTTCACCGACAAGCGCAACCGCATCCTGTTCGGCAAGCTCCTGATGGACTCGCTCCGCGAGGAGTTCGAGTTCTCGAAGGAGCGCGACCCCGCCGAAGTCGAGGAGTTCCTCTTCGGCGACGGCACTGAGGCCTGGCAGGGCCTCGACCTGCCGATGACGGTGCAGCTCTGCACCGGCTGGCTCGCGGCGAACGCGAAGGTCTTCGGCGACGTGGGGGAGAAGGTGATCGCGCTCGTTCGGGGCAGGCTGGAACTCCCCCTGAGTCCCTCGCCCTCGGAGGAGACGCCGAGCACGGTCGATGGATCCAGCTCCAAGACTCCATCGTCGCAGCCGTCCGAAGTGGATTCGACCTCGGTTTTGTCGAGCAGCTCGACCTGATCCAGTTCAACGGCCTCATGGACTCCATCAACCGGCAGACCGTGGAAGAGAGGGTGGGCCTCGTGTTCGACACGATGGCCGGCGCCCAGCTCACCAGCAAGGGCATCCGCTCGTACGTGAAGGCGATGCGCGAGGTGGTCGGGGTCGAGGAAGAAGTGAAGAGCCAGACGAACGAGTTCATCAAGGACTTCGGGAAGGGTATCTGACGTGGCAGTCGACCGCGGTGGCCTCCAGTACACGATCACTCTCCGAGACCAGTTCTCGAAGACGACGGCGAAGTTCCGTCAGGAACTGGGGGCCACCAAGGCGGCGTTCGCGGAATTCCAGCGCGGCGCGTCCGTGCAGAAGCAGTCCGCGGACGGCTTCAAGAAGACGGCCGCTGCGATCGACGAGCAGCAGGCGGCGCTGCGACGCCTCCAGGCCGAGTCTCGCCGGCAGCAGGCCGTCGAGCGCACGGCGTTCCGCACGAACCAGGCTGCGCAGAAGGACGTCGCGAAGGCGCTCGCGCAGGAGGCCGCGCTCCGCAAGCAGGCCGCCACCGACGCCGCCAGGGCGCAGCGCGACGAGCAGCGCGCGATCAAGGAGAAGGTCGACGCGCAGAACCGCGCCGCGAAGCAGGCGCAGGCCCTGAACGCCGCGCGCATCAAGGACGAGAAGACCCTCCAGGCCCAGCAGGAGAAGGAGGCCCGCGCCAAGCAGGCCGCCGATCCCGGCTTCCTCGCGCAGAAGCGGATCAACGACGCTCTCAAGGAGGAGCAGGTCGTCCGCCAGCAGATCACGCAGCTCCGCGCCCGCGCGCAGCAGCAGTTCGCGGCCGGCGACCTCCTCGGCGGCGCGCGGTCGATCAACCAGGCGAAGGGCCTCAAGGAGAGCCTCGACCAGATCGGCTCGAGCGCGAGCCGCACCTTCTTCACCTTCCGCCGGCTCGTCGGCATCCTCGCGGTGTTCACGATCGCCCGCCAGGCGGTGCAGAGCTTCAAGGACCTCGTCACGACGGCGCTCGCGTTCAACAACACGATCGAGTCGGCCCGCATCGGCATCGCCGGCCTGATCGTCACGAGCGCCGAGGTGCGCGACCAGTTCGGCCAGAACCTCACCGGCGCCGACGCCTTCAACCAGGCCCTCGCGGTCGCGCGCGTGCAGGTGAAGGCGCTGACGCAGGACGCCATCAAGCTCGGCGTCCCGTTCCAGACGCTCGTCGAGACGTTCCAGATCGCCGTCGCGCCCGGCTTCGGCGCCGGCCTGAACCTCGACCAGATCCGCCAGCTCACCGGCTCGATCGCGGCTGCCGCGAAGGCCATCGGCCTGCCGCAGAACCAGCTCGCCGAGGAGATCCGGTCTCTGCTCGCCGGCACGATTCAGGCGCGCACGACCCGCATCGCGACCGCGCTCGGCATCACCAACGCCGACGTCCGCCGCCTGAAGGAGACGGGACAGCTCTTCGACTTCCTCGAGAACAAGTTCAAGTCGTTCAACGTGGCCGCCCAGCGCGCCGCGCGCGGCACCCTCTCGGGCGTGCAGGAGGTCGTGCAGGGGATCCTCCAGCAGGTCCTCGGCCAGGCCGCCGGCCCACTGTTCCAGACGCTCATCGACCTCGGCAACGAGCTGCTGGACAAGGTCCTGACCATCCAGGACGCCACCGGGGAGATCAAGATCAACCCGAAGGTGGTGCAGTCGTTCCAGGTCATCTTCGACGCGCTGCGCGACGGCGTGCTCGCGATCCGTGCGGCCTTCGCCGACCTCGGCTTCAACGGGCTGAAGGACGCCTTCCAAGCCGCGGGCTCCGCGCTGGTCGCGTCGCTGCGCTTCGCGATCGGCTTCGCGCAGACGCTCTTCAAGGTCCTCACGACCGTCGTCGAGCTGATCCGCGGCATCGCCGGGGCCTTCGGCCTCACCGAGAAGGGACTCGGACAGATCGCCGGCCTGTTCGGCGGCATCATCGCGCTCACCGTGGTCTGGGACCACACGCTCGGGCTCACCGGCCTGAAGATCGGCACGATCCTCACCGGCCTGAAGGATGCCCTCGGGGCGCTGCTGAAGATCGACGGACCGGCGCTCACCGGCATCCTCACGAAGATGGGCATCTGGGCCGCGATCCTCGCGACCGTGGTGGCCGGGGCTGACCTCTTCCTGAGCAGCGTCTTCGACGTCAACCTGAACCTGCTCGAGACGATCCGCCTCCTGAAGATCGGGCTGCTCGGCGGCATCAAGGACGCCGCGCTCGCGCTGAAGACGACGGCCATCCAGTTCAAGGGGGCCTTCACCTTCCAGACGCAGGAGGCGATCGACGCCGAGAAGATGCAGGCGGTCACCGACAGCCTCAGGGAGCAGAAGAAGCTCGACGAGGAGATCGCCGCGATCACTACGAAGGCCGCGGAGCGCTCGAACCGCGGTCCCGGCTTCGATCCCGCGGCGCAGGCGAAGAAGAGCGCGCAGGACTTCGCCGGGATCATCTCCGGCGTCGCTCGTCAGGTGCGTGACCTCGACGCCCTCATCAAGACGATCGACGACGACCTGTTCAAGACCGGGCAGGAGTTCCGCCAGGCGTTCAACACCCAGGACATCCAGGGCTCCGCCGGCAAGATCCAGAACATCTTCAGCGAGCAGGCGACCACGCTCGCGGTGAACCTGAAGAAGATCCGCAGCGAGCAGGCGCTCGTCGAGAAGCAGATCGCCGAGATCATCAAGGGCCAGAACGTCACCGCAGAGCGCCGCGTCCAGCTCGAGGACGCCGCGTCGGGGAACCTCGACGCCCGCCAGCTCGCGGCCCTGAAGGTCACCGCGGCCGAGGGTCAGCTCGTCTCGCTGTTCCAGGACGAGGCGGAGATCAACGACGCGATCAACGGGATCCAGCAGAAGTCGGTCGACCTCGCGATCAAGAAGGCCGCGATCGTCGCCCTCGAGTCGTCGCGCGACCTGAACCGCGAGGCCGTCGTGTTGCGCGCGCAGGCGCAGGCCGAGCAGAAGATCAGCGAGGTCATCGTGGGCCGGCTCGGCGCGCGCCGACAGGCAACCGTCGAGGCCGAGAACGCGCTGCTCATCGCGCAGACCGAGAACCACCAGCAGGAGGAGTCCCTACAGCGCCAGATCCAGCTCACCCAGGAGAAGATCACGCTCGCCAACCGGACCGGCCCGGGCGGCCCGACCGCCGCGGAGCGCGCGGCCCTCGCCGGCCTGCTGACGTCGCTCCAGGATCGCCTCGCGATCGAGCAGCAGATCGCCACCGCGAAGGAGGCCCAGCTCGAGGCCGCCCGCAAGGAGGCCGCGCTCGTCGAGTCAGGCACGATCGGCCAGGGCATCAGCCGCGGCTTCGAGGACCTCGCGAAGGACCTGCCGACCGCCTTCGAGGCCGGCGTGGCGATCGTGAAGCAGAGCACGCAGCAGCTCGCCGACTTCATCTCGACGTCGATCGTGCAGGCGTTCGACCCCACGGTCGACCAGTCGCTCCAGGAGCGCTTCGCTCGCTTCCTCCAGAGCATCGCGCAGATCATCCTCCAGCAGATCGTGCAGCTCGCCATCGCGAGCGCGCTCCAGCAGGTGCTCGGGCAGACGAGCGCCGGTACGGTTCAGGTCGCGGCTGCCACGACCGCCGCGGCGATCACCACCACGGCCGCGACGACCGCCGCGAGCATCGAGATCGCCGCGGCCCAGACCGCTGCCGCGATCCGCGCCGCCAGCGGGGGGTTCGGTCTCCACGAGGGCGGGCTCGTGCCGCGCGGCTTCGCGGTCGGCGGTCTCGTCGGCCGGTCGCAGCGGGCCGCGGCCACGGCCGCCCACGCTGGAGCGCAGGGCCTGGCGATCGGCGGGCTCCCGCGCCCGTCGAACGTGCACCCGGCCGACACCATCCCCGCCTGGCTCACCCCCGGCGAGTTCGTGGTGCGCAAGTCGGTCGTGGACAACCTCGGCCTCGGCTTCTTCAACCGGGTGAACGCTGGCGGCTTCTCCGCCCCGTCGGCGCCGCCCTCGGGCGCGCAGGCCGGCGAAGCGGCCGGCATGGCGCGCGGCGGGCTAGTCTCCGAGCGCGTGGCGCGGGCCGGCGTGTCTAGCGACGGCAACGGGAACGGCGAGATGGTGGTGCTGCCCACTCTCGTCGCCGGGGAGAAGGAGCTGGACCGTCTGCACGCGGGCGGCAAGAACGCCTTCATCAAGACGATCAGGGACAACGCGACTACGATCAGGGGAATCCTCCAGGGAGGGAAGTGATGGCTGGAAAGTGGCTTGAGGGTTTCGAGTCCCACACGAACTCGTCGCAGCTCGCGCGAAAGTACGCGACGTTCACCGGCTCGGTCAGCGTCCAGTCGGGGCGAGTGTTCGGCAACGCGGGGGGCATGGCCTCCACGGTCGCGGTGAGCGACAGCCTCGGGCTCGCCGACACCTGGATCGTCGGGTTCGGCGTGCGGATCACGTCGCGCCAGACGGCGCTGAACTCCGGCGCGCAGGGCATCTACATCGAGAAGGCCAGCACCGAGCAGTTCCACCTCGAGTTCGTGAACAACGTCGGTAGCTTCGAGGTCCGCCTGATGCGCGGCGCGACGCAGCTCGCGATCACGACCGGCCTCTACGCCTACGGCAACTGGCACCACTTCGAGGTGAAGGTGCTCGTGAACACGGCGACCGGCACCTACGAGATCCGGCACGACGAGGTGCTCGCGGTCTCCGGCACCGGCGTCAACACGGCGAACGCGGGCTCGAACCAGGCCGACATCTTCGCGCTTCGATTCACGTCGAACGTCGGCACCACGTTCATGTTCGACGACATGAACGTCAAGGACGGCACCGGCGCGACCAACAACGACTTCCTCGGCGACTTCATCGTCGAGGCCTGCACCGTGAACGGCGCTGGCGCATCGACCCAGTGGACGAACGACGCCGGCAGCGGCTCGAACTTCAACAACGTCCAGGATCCCGGCAACGCGGCTCCGGACGAGTCCGGCGCTGGCGGCACGAACAGCTCCGATACCTCCGGGCAGAAGGACCTCTACGCGCTGACCGACCTCGCGCACATCGACGGTTCGATCGCCTTCGTGCAGATCGGTGCGCAGCTCGGCATGCTCGCGGCCGGCTCGCGCAACGTGCTCGTGAAGTACCGCGACGACGGCGGGACCGACGCCACGGCCGCCACGGTGACGGTGGCCTCGACGACCTTCGACGAGTTCCCGGTCGTGCTCGACCAGAACCCCGTGACCGCGACGCCCTGGGACGTCAGCGACATCAACGGCGGCCAGATCGGCGTGGAGGTGGCCTGATGGCTCTCCGCTGGCTCGAGGCGGGTCAGGCCTGCCAGAACACCACGATCTTCTCCCGGCTCTACCCGACGCAGTCGGGGACTGTCGGCACCACCTACACCGACGAGTTCGGTCGAACGGTGTTCGACTCGGCCTCCCTCCTGCTCCGCACCCCGGCGCTGGTCGGGTCGCCGAACAACACGTGGGTCATCGGCTTCGGCTTCCAGCTCACGCAGGACAGCACGCTGGACTCCTCGCCGTCGGCGTCGCCCTACATGTCGCTGCGCATCGCGGGCGGCGAGCAGCTCCGCATCGAGGCGATCGACGCCAGCGACTCTGGCAAGCCGGGCGGCAACTACTACAAGCTGCGCGTGATGCGCGGCGCGACCCTGCTCGCCACCACGAACGAGCGCTTCAATGGCCTGACCGGCGCGCTGAACCTGTACCGCACGTACTTCCAGTTCAAGGCGGTGGTGCGCACCTCCACGAACGGCTCCTTCGAGCTGAAGTACCGCACTCGCAGGGGCACGACGCAGACCGCCACCTGGACGGCCGCCAACACCGGGATCAACACCGCGAACCAGGGCTCGGACGGCGCCGACCGCGCGGAATTCTCGTGGACGACGGGCGGCTCCGACACGCTGTCGCTCACGGACATCTACGTGCTCGACAGCACCGGCTCGGTCAACAACGACTACCTCGGCGTCCTCTACATGGAGGCCATGAAGCCGGACGGGACCGGGACCACGATGAACTGGACCCTCGCGGGCGGGGCCAGCGACATCGAGGACGCGCTCGACGAGGCCGCCGGCACGCAGAGCGGCACCGAGGACGACAAGCGCCTCACGTCCAGCACGGTCGGCCAGATCGCGCTCGCGACGATGTCGAACCTCTCCGGGAAGTTCGGAACGACGCCGATCGTCGGGGTGCAGGTCAGAATGTACGGCAAGATGGACAGCACCGGCACGCGCGACGTGCAGTTCTTCTACCGCAAGACGACCGGCTCGCCCGCGCAGACGAACGGCGGCACGCTGACGATGAACTCGACGGCGTTCGTGGGCCAGGCCGACACGACCGAACTCGACCCCAACACGAGCGCCGCCTGGGTGCTCGCCGACATCCAGGCCGAGCAGCTCGGCTGCAAGCTGAACGCCTGATCGGAGCCCGGAGGCACAGTGGTCGCAGTACGGATCTCGCGCGAGGTGGTGGAGGTCGGGGCGCTCGCCCCGGCGGTCGCCGACGTCGGCAGGATCGACGCCGAGGTCGCGACCCCTCTCCAGGACACCACCACCGGCAGGACCGAGGTCAGCCGCATGGTCGTCGAGGTCTGCGGCCGGAACCCCGGCACGGCCCGCGTGACCCGGCTCGACGCGGAGGTCGCTACGCCGCTCCAGGCCACGACCACAGGTCGCGCGGAGGTCAGCAGGCTCTCGATGGAGGTCGGCGCCCGCAACCTGAAGACCGCCGCCATGAGCCGCCTCGACGCCGAGGTCGCCACCCCCCTCCAGGCCGCCACCACAGGGCGCGTGCGCGTCAGCCGGCTCGTCGGCGAGGTCACCGCCCACCGCGGCTCGAGCGGCCCCGTCGAGCCCCTGGCGGTCCCCGCCGGCTGGGAGCTGTTCCTGCACGACTGGGCCGACGACGCCGTGCTGCGCAGCTCGTACTCGACGGACGTCTCCAGCGCGCCGGCCACCGGCGCCGAGTCCCGCCGCGGACTGGTCTCCAAGCCCGACCGCACCATCAGCCTGCGCTGGCACCTCCACGCCGACGACGACGCCCAGCGCGCCAGGATCGACCGCCTGCTGGTGATGCTGCGGAAGATCACCGACGAGCGCGGCCCGATCCCGCTGTACATGGACCAGAAGGAGATCCCGCTCAGCTACCTGACGAGCGACGACACGGTCTTCTTCGACACGTCGAAGGGTCGCTACTTCATCGGCGGGCGCGTCGCGATCGTGCAGATGGACTACCGCGGCGTCTACGCCTCGCACACGTTCCACCTCATCAGCACGGTGCAGGACGATCGCCTGGTCTTCACGACCACGCTCGGAGTCGCGGTGCCGGCCGGCTCCATCATCATCCCGATGATGGACTGCGAGGTCACGCTCGAGGCGACGTCGAAGAGCCCGACGGCGCGCAACATGTCGGTGCAGATCGAGATGTCCGAGGTCGCCGGGCCGTCGCAGCTCCCGCCGGTCAAGACGGACTTCCCGACCAACGCGCAGAGCCACGCCGACGCGCCCATCTTCGACTTCCAGCCCGACTGGCTCGAGGGCATCGAGAAGGGCCGCAACCGTCAGGGTCAATCGTACAAGCAGGGGCGCGCGAACCGCGTGTACAAGGCCGCCGCGCGCTCGCGCGAGACGCACAAGCTGAAGCTGACTGGACTGCGCGGCGACTGCGCCGACAGGCCGCTCGAGGACATCTGGCGCGTCGTGGAGTTCTGGGACACCCGTCGCGGGCGCCTGCGCTCCTTCTGGCTCGTCGACCAGGAGCAGGTCTGGGAGATGGAGTCGATCGACGCGAGCGGGAACTTCCTCGGCATCAGCGAGTTCGGCGACTTCGCGGACTTCCAGGCCGAGCTTCAGGGCGGCTGGATCGGCCTGGTGATGGACGACGGCACGGTCTACGTGCGCGACGCCGTCACGGTGCAGCAGGTGCTGACCGTCTACCGCGTTACGCTCAGTCCGGTCCTCCCGCCGAACCTCGACTTCCGCCGCGTCGTGCGCGTGGCCCGAGCCCGCCGCACCCGCTTCCTCAGCGACGAGCTGGAGGAGCGCTGGTCCAACGCGGGATTCCTCAGTGTAACCCTTGACTTCCTCGAGGTCCTCGAGGAGAAGAACGTGTCGACCTAGGAGGCAACTTGGTCAACGCCAGCGAGAGCCCGGAAAAATCAAGTCACCTCCTGGTGACCATCAAGCACGGAGACCCGATCTCTCCGACCTTCGAGCGCTACACCGACTTCGACAGCGACGTCGAGGGGTTCGCGAGCACCCCGGCGATGGAGGTCGAGATTCCGGACAACTCGGGGACCTTCGACCAGCAGGAGGCCCGAATCATCCTGCCGATCGACACCTTCACGACGATCCTCTCGAGCGGCCTGCCGCACTCGCCGATGTTCGTGACGATCGACGAGGTCACGCAGGCGACGTTCATCGGCCAGACCGGCGGCCGGCGCACGGTCTATCGCGGTCGCGTGAAGCGGTCGCTGCGCAACTACCAGGGGCGCAACGACTCCGTCGCGCTCTTCTGCCTCTCGATCAAGTCTCGCCTCGACGTCCCGATGGGGCTCCAGTGCAATCACCACTGCTTCGCGCGCCTGTTCGGTCCGCTGTGCCAGCTCGACCAGAGCGCGTTCCAGCAGCAGGGTCAGATCACGGCGATGGACGGCAAGGAGGTCACCGTCTCCGGGATCGGCGTGGAGATCACCCCGGGCGGGCGCAACGACCGCCTCTGGGAGCGCGGCTACCTCGAGAAGGACGGCCTGAAGATCGGCGTGCACATCTGGTCCGACGCCGACCCGACCGTGTTCGTGCTGCGCCGCCGACCGCCCGACAGTTGGCTGCTCGCGGGCGCCGGCTCGATCAACTTCGTGCCGGGCTGCCACAAGACGATCCAGGACTGCCGCGAGGTCTGGGACAACGAGCAGCACTTCGCAGGCTACGGCTTCGCGATGCTCCCGTACAATCCCCTGTTCGAGAATCCGCAGTGAGGACCCACACGATCATGGCGGCGACGTGGGAGCCCCTCCCGCCGGAGTTGCGCGCGGCGCAGGACCTCCTCGAGGCCGTCTGCGAGTCCTGGCGCGAGACCCCCTACCGGAGCGGCGGATCGCTCCGCGGCGTCGAGGCCGACTGCCTCGGCTCCGTGTTCGGCGTGCTCGACGAGATGGACGGTCGCGGGCGACGCCGCGACTCCGACATGCCGCACGACACCTCCTTCCACAACCCGGCCGCGGCGTACCGCGCCCTGGTGCGCCTGCGCCGGCTCTACGCGCCCGTTCGTCGCCTGCGCGCCGCCGCGTATCAGCCGGGCGACGTCCTCGTCGTCGGCACCGGCGCCGGGGGTCCCGGGCACGTCATGCTCGTCGGCGCGCGCGAGAACAACGTGTGGCACAGCACCGCGGCCTCGGGCTGGGCGCAGTGCGGCTGGGCGCTCGGCCAGGGCTTCGAACGCCTCTTCGGCGCGTACCGCCTCGACGACAGGCACAGGTGGCTCCGATGATGACCAACGTACTCGGCTGCCCCGTCCGCCGCCCGGACCACTCGAGCCCGCGCTGCGGCGAGGCCTCGATCGCGATCTTCCTGATCGGAGTCGCGCTGTCGGTCCTCGCCGGCATGCTGCTGAAGCCCAAGAGCAAGTCGCCCGTCCAGGACGACAAGCCCACCACGCTGACGATCCGCGGGTCCTACATGGCCTGGCTCGTGGGCATCCGCGAGGTCGGCCCGGTCTTCGCGTGGGCCGGCGACCGCGAGCTGCGCTCCGAGCGCTCCGGCGGCGGGAAGGGCACGCCCGCGCCGCGCACCGACGTCTGGTACGAGGCCGGCTGGCACCAGGTCGCCACGGGCACCTGCGACGCGCTGCACACGATCCGCGAGGGCGGCAAGATCATCTTCAAGGGGCCGATCACGCGCGTCTCGCACCCCAGCGGCTCGACGATCCAGCTCAGCACGAACGAGTCTTTCACGATCTACTGGGGCGAGCCGAACCAGCCCGTCAACACGTTCCTCGGCGACGCCGACCGCGTGGGCATCAGCTCGCGCTGGCCCTACTGCTGCTACGTCGTGTGGAACAAGAAGCGTCTCGGCTCGAGTCCGAACTGGGGCCTCATCAACTACGAGATGGAGCGCCGGCCCTCGAACTCCGTGCTGACGCAATCGGACGCATGGTACGACCCGACCGCCACGCTCGACGGTCCGACGCTCACGCTGACCGGCTCGCTGTCGAGCAGCCTGCCCGACGTCGGCTACCTGGAGGTCGCGGGCGACTACTCGCGCGACGTCGAGCCCGGCCTGCCGATCCGCCTGACCGGCAACGGCCTGCCGAACGGGGACTACATCGTGCGCCGCGCGACGACCCTGCTCGTCGTCACGGGGACCAATCCGATCACCGGACTGCCGATCTACGCCACGCGCACGCGCATCTTCCTCGAGACCGGCACCCTCGGAGCGAACAGCTCCGGCACGCTCCAGCTCTACAGCTTCTCGACCGACGACGGCGTCAACATCGCGCACGCGACGGCCGAGCTGCTCTACGCCGACTACCCGATGGGCCTCCAGCTCGACCCGAACGGCCCGGAGTCCTGGGACCTCGAGTCCCTCGAGGCCCTCGGCGTCGAGGCGGAGACCGACGCCTGGCGCTCGTCGCTCGTCGCGGTCGACGGCGAGGAGGCGAAGGCGCTGCTCGCGGCCGTCATGCAGGACCACGGTACGCTGCTGCCGTTCGACACCACGAGCGGCAACCTGACCTTCCGTCGCTGTCGCGCGCCCGTCGGTACGCTGCCGAACCTGACGACCGACCTCGAGGCCGACAGCCTGCCCGAGGTCGAGTCGATGCACGACGAGAAGCGCGTGGACAAGATGGTCTTCGCCTTCACCGACCGCGACCACAGCTACGCCGACATGACCATCGCGGTCGACGACGACAGCCAGATGGCCTACCTCGAGTACGCCAAGGCGAAGAAGATCCCGATCTCGACTACTACCAACTTCGCCACGGCCGCCAAGCTCACCGAGCTGCGCTCGCAGGAGGAGCTGGCCGGCGCCGGCGTCATCACGATGAAGGCCAACCGCGAGGCCCGCGACCTCATCCCCGGCGACGACATCGTGTCGGCTAGCTTCGACGAGGTGCTGCGCGTGCTCGAGCTGGCATGGGATCCGCTCTCGGAGACCGTCGTGCTCAAGGTCACGCCGGACTTCTACGGCGCGCGGAAGTCCGACTTCGTGAACCAGCCTGGCGGCGGCACCCCGAACACGCAGGACGCCGAGCAGGATCTCCAGTTCCGGTTCGTCGAGCTGCCCGAACAGCTCCTGAGCACCGAGGAGATGTTCATCGTCACGCCGCGGATCCGCGCCCACGCGCAGATCATCGAGGCCGCGATCCACCTCTCGCGCGACAACATCAGCTACACGCCGATCGGAGTCGAGACCGGCGTTGCCACGGGCGGCCTGACCGACGTCGTGATGTCGGCCAGCGGCAAGAACTACCTGGCGCTCGGACCGACGTTCACGCTGCGCGGCCCGGACGTCGCGACGGCGATCGACCTGTCGGCGGACCCGACGAACTTCGGCCTCGGCCGCCAGGTCGTCGCGATCGTGTCCCTGGCGGGCGTCGAGGTCTGCTACGTGCAGAAGATCACGGCGGTTAGCGGGTCGCAGTACCGGCTCGACGGCCTCCTGCGGGCACGCTACGACACCCGCAAGCTCGCGCACCCGGTGGGCGCGGAGGTCTACGTCTTCCAGGACACCACGTTCTCGCCCTTCGACGACATCCTCCTCGTCCCCGACGAGGACCTGTACATGAAGAGCCAGCCGTCCACCTCGGGCGGCATCGTGGCGCTCGACTCGATCCCTCCGGCCTCGGATCACCTACGCGGCAAGGGCCTCGTCCCGATCGACCCAGAGAATCCCTACGTCTCCGCGCCGCACAAGGGCTCGCCGACGTACCAGACTGGCGACGACGTCACGGTGAAGTGGAACTGGTCCACGTCCTCGTCGTCGAACACCGGCGCCGGCTTCCAGAACGCCGGCAAGCCGACGAGCGCGCCCACCATCAAGGGGGCGTTCATCGTCGAGCTGCTCACCCCGCTGGACGTCGTGGTGAGCACGCAGACGCTCACCGCAGCTCAGGTCACGTACCCTACGGCCGCGCTCGCCGCGGCCCCGATCAGCAACGGTAACTTCAAGGTCAGGATCACGCACACCAACAACGGCTACTCTTCTGAGCCGGTGGTCCTGACCGTCACTCACGTCACGTAGGAGGCAACATGGCACGACCGACAATCACCCCGATCAACGCCGGCAACCAGGGCTGGGACGGCGTCATCGACGACGACTTCGACGTCCTGGCGAACGCGCCGATCCCCGTCTACGAGTCCGCCGCGCTCACCGAGGCGAACGTCGCCTCGACGTTCCCGCCGGCCAGCTACGACCGCTGCATGGTGTGGGTCAACCACACGACGCTCGGCTACACGCTGTACCGCTCGGACGGCACGAACTGGGCGCCGTTCGACGCGCAGCGCCGCGTGTCGCGCAACATCACCGGCGCGACGACGATCACGCTGGCCGAACAGGCCGCGCTCATCACGGCCAGCGGCACGCTGCCCTACTCGATCACGCTCGAGGCGGCCAGCCTCTTCCAGGGCCGCACGCTCATCTTCAAGACGCTCGTCGCCGGCACGCTGACCATCGCTCGCGCTGGAGGGGACACGATCGACGGCGCGACGACCCAGACGATCACGACCCAGTTCGGCGTGCTGAGGATCTACTGCAACGGCAGCACCTACTACGTCATCTGATCCAAGTGCAAGGGCGGCCTTCCAGCCGCCTGTCTGCCGCGGGCCTCGGGGGAATGCCTCCTCCTCCGGGGCCTGCACCTTCATCTGAGGGGCTTTCTGGAGATTACCGCATGGACACAAATCCGCTGGGCGCAATGTACACGCGCTACGACGCCCAAGTCATCGAGACCGAGGGCCACGCTGGCGACCCGACCTGGGCGCAGCGCCACGAGGACGAAGTCGTGGGCCGCTTCAAGGCGGTTCAGCCGGACCCCGCCAACCTGAACGAGATCAGCTCGAACTGGAACAGCGCGGACGGCCCCGAGGCGTTCGACTGCACGAAGACGAACGCGATGGACCAGATCCAGTGGGAGCGGCGCTGGGTGCGCCAGTTCCGTGCCATGAGCACGTCGTTCCCGCCGGTCTGATCGGCTAGAACCCGGGGGGCTGCACCCCTCCGGGCTCAGTTCGTGCTCGGCCCCGTCGGCGGCGGGATCATCTCGGGCGGCGGCTCGACGACAGGCTGCGCTCCTCGGAACGGCAGCGTCGCACGGTAGGCGGTCGAGAACGCCACGCCCCAGATGTCGTCGTGGGAGTTGATCTGGCTCGCGCCCCACACCATGCAGTGAGCCCACTCGTGGATGAGCGTGTCGAGGATCCCGCTCATCGACTGCCGGGCCTCGATCTGGACGTCGTAGCCGTCCTGGGCCTTGCGAGTCAGCCCGAGGTACGGACCCTCGATGATGCAGAGTCGGATGTGGACAGAGCCGTTGACCGGCGCGTTCTGGGCGAGGCCTTCGACGCAGCGGACGAAGAGCGCCTGATCGAAGCCGTCGGAGAACTGCTCCACGATCACCGCGGGGCGCGGGTAGAACAGCGCGCACGACGGCGCGAGGGCGAGGCAGGCCAGCAGCAGCAACTTCTTCAAGGGGTCTTCTCCTGTGCCCGCTGCGCGCGGGCTCGAGCGCCGTCTCCCTTCGAGACGACTGGGGTGAGTAGCGTCTCGAGGCAGAACACGAGCCGGCACTTGTCGCAGTAGCCGCGCTGGAACTTCTGGTCCTTGAGGCCGTACGTGTGGGTGACGCGGATCGTTCCGCCGCAGCTCTTGTGCTTCATCTGCTCCTCCGCACCTTCGAGCCCAGCTTGTAGGGCCGCCGGTTCATCCCGGCGATCTTGCCCTCGCGGCCGATGCGGCTGTAGAAGGACATGACGACCGCGTCGGCGCGGTCGGGCGACTCGTCGATCTCGGTGCGGTCGCGCCACTCGTCCTTCGTCTCGACCTTCAGCCTGCCCTTGCGGTCGGTGTAGTACTGGCGCGTCGAGAGCTGCTTGATGAGGCGCGGGTCGTTCGGGATGTGGACGATGTGCTCGACGACGAGGTTCCTGAAGTTCCACCACGCCTCGCTGTAGGCGTCGGCGTACATCGAGCTGTCGCCCGCGACGCCCTGCGTGTGGAACTCGAACACCTGCTTGCCGCCCTCGTGGAACGAGTGCACGATGCCCTGGCCCATGCCGCCCGCGTCGGGGATGTACCAGCAGTCCTCGTTCTTCCAGCCCGCGTCGTACTGGAGGCGGAAGGCGTAGTCGGTCACCTCGCGCGGGTCGCACTTCACGAACACCTTGTAGTCGACGACCGCGAGGCCGCTGCGCCGCACGACGACCGACTCGTCGCTGCCGTAGCGCGCGTAGTCGATGCCGAACGCGCGGCTGATCGGCAGGATGTCCGTGATCGTCGCGCACCCGAACATCTGAGTCTTCGTGCACGCGATCAGGTCATCGATCGCCATCAGCGCGTTCGGGTCGCTGCGCGGGAACTCCCCGAGCACGCGCACGCGATATACGTCGCTGTCGCGGCCGTACTCCAGCTCGAGCGCCTTGTTGCGGCTGGGGTGCACGATGTGCGGGTAGTCGCGCGCGGTGTCCTCGGCGTTCCAGCCGAGCGTGTGCCACTGGTCCGCCTGCGTGGTGAAGAACTCGTGGAAGCCGCAGTCGGTGGTGTTCGGGTTGCCGATCGCGAGGAAGAGCGCGTCGGGGTTCGACAGCGTGCCCTTGATCGTCTCGATGATCGGCCGCGCGACGCCGGACGCCTCGTCGGCGATGAACGTCAGGCGCTTCTCGTGGATCCCCTGGAGGTTCTGCGGGCGCGAGGCCGTCGCGGAGCGGATCCCCCAGATCGGGTTCTTGTTGATCTCCATCTTGGTGCCGTAGCACTCGACGAAGCCCTGGAGGAACGGGTGCGCGTCCTTCATTATGCGCCGCCCCTCGTCGATGAACTGCTTGCACTGCCGCATGTTCGGCGCCGTGACCACGCAGAGCGCGTCCGGGTAGCGGATGCAGCGCCACATCGCGACCGCGAAGCTGATCGCGGTCTTCCCCGGCCCCTGCCCCGAGCGCACGGCGATGCGCTTGCGCCGCTTGCCGACCGGGAGCTGCGACTCGAGCTGCACGACGTCGAGGAGCTGCTTCTGCTGCCACGTCGGGCCGGTCCCGGGGTACTCCTGCCCGAAGTTGAGGCCCTCCTGGACGAAGAAGTTGATGTCCTCGCGCCAGCGCTCGTACAGCGGCGTGAACTTTCGCTCGAACGCGGTCATTTTCCCTGGCCGACGACCCGATCGACGCGATCGGCCATCAGCGAGGCGACTTCCGCGTGTCCGCGGGCCTCGGACGCGGATTTTTGGCTCTTCAGGGCCAGAATCGCGGCGACGACGGCCGCCAAGATGGCCGGAATGTTCACGAGGAGCGCGATCAGGACGTTTTCGTTCATTGTTTGACTACCAGACGACGATTCGGGTGTGTTTCGGGTGCGTGGAGTGCTCCTCGAGCGCCTTGCAGGACTCGACGAAGGCCGGATCCGAGCCGCGGGCGCCGAAGACGACGCTCACGATGGCCTGCGGAGCCCTGTGCTGGACGATGTTCGCCACGTTCGCCATCATCCGCAGCTCCCAGATGGCCTGGCCGCTGAATCGGAGCACGTTCCAGCGCGGAAAACCCGTCACCGAGGCGAGCTGCGGGTTGATCCGCTGCGTCACGGACTCGAGGAACTCCATGATCTTGCCGTCTTGTCCGCGTCCCGAGGCCAGCATGATGCCCGAGGAGCACGGGACCGACAGCACGCGCCACATCGCGTAGACGAGGCACGCCCGGCCCATCTCGTTCCGGTCGTCGCCGACCGTCTGGTAGAAGGAGGGGTTCGTGCCGAGCACCCCGAGGACCTCCCGCTGCCGCGGCGTGGGCCGCAGCTCGAGCTGGTCGCACATCGTCAGGGGCGTCTTCAAGGCGTCTAGCCTCTCACGCAGGGCTGCGTCGGTCAGCATGGAGCCTCTTGCACTCCTCGAGGTCGTCCTCGAGCGTGTTCACCTTGATCGCGAGGCGCGTGTTCGTCGCGTGCATCTCGTCGATCTTGTCCTCCAGCTCGCGGATGCGCCCGACGAGCGTGTCGCGGTAGTCGCTCTTCTCCAGGCGCTTGTTCTCGAGCCACACCGCGAGGAGCTTGGCGACGCCGGCACCGGCCAGCAGGGTGACTCCGCTCTTGAGCCAGGGCGGGAGTTCGTTGATGTCTGCGAAGATCATGTGAGGGGTTCTCGGGGAGGGGCGGCCGGAGGCCGCTCCAAAAAAGCCTACTCGAAGTGGGCGTTCACGTCCTCGGGAAAGACGGGACACGCCTGGTCCTCGGACTCGTCCTCCTCGAGGTCGAAGACGTCCTCCTCGGGGTCCATGCCGTCGATGCCGTGGCGGTTGGGCCTCATCGCGGGATCCTCCCCCCGAGCAGCCCGCGGGCCGTCGTCCTCGCGGTGCCGAGCGCGCTCTTGGTCACGGACTTCGCGGTCTCCCACGCCGACCCGAAGATCGCCGGGTAGTGGCCCCACGCGCGGAAGAGCGCGTACAGCAGCGCGCCGAGCAGCAGGCCCTTCCAGTCGAGCCAGCTCCCGCCCGAGCCGGCGACGGGGTTCCCGTGCGCGTCCACCTGCACCACTGGGCGCGGCGCCATCAGCGCGGCCCAGAGGGCGCCGGTGCCGGCGGCGAGCATCGCGCCGAGGAAGCCGATCGGGTAGAAGAGCCACGAGAGGCCCCCGACCACCGCGCCACCGCCGAGCTGGATGACGCGCTCACCCAGGTACTTCAGGCCCTGGCCGATCGCGAGGCAGCTCGGCAGCGCCAGGAGCAGGACCGTCCACGCCGCGAGCACCGCGCTCGTCCGCCTCAGCAGCCAACCTCGCACGCTCATCGAATACCTTCCTTCGCTCCGCCGCGCGCTCGGCACGCGAGCGCTCCCTGTCGGGGCAGTGGCCTCAACCCTTCCACCTGATGTCGCCCATCGTACTTCGATCCTCGGTTCTTGCGCCACGTCAGCCCCTCGCTCCGGTGGTGCGTGTACCGCGGGTCCATCTTGAACTTCTTGAGACTGCCGTCGTGGGTGCGCATGAGGTCACGCGCACGCCTCCCACGGTCAGCAGCCACAGGTACCTCATGAGTTCTCCCTCTCGAACTCCGCGATCACCGCGGGGTCCTCGTCGTCCTCGCCGGTCGGCTCGAGCCTCGCCGGCAGCGCGGTGTACGTGCTCGGCTCGGCGCGCCCCGCGGTCGGCACTACCGTCGCCTGGACCTCCAGCATCTTCCTGTCCTGGCGCTGCGCGACGCCCGCGATGATCCCGGCGAAGGCGCGGCCGAGGTCCTCGGGGTCGGTGCGCGTCAGGCCCTGCACGCGGGCCAGCTCCTTCAGCGCGCGCAGCTCCTTGTCCGTGTTCATCTCCTCCTTCGCGCGGGCGACGAGGTCCTTGAGCTGCGCGACCATCAGCGCGCGGTCCTCCTCCACACTGCTCGAGCCCATCCGCATCGCGTCCGCGCGGGCCAGGCGGATCAGGCCCACGGCCTCCTTCCGCGCCAGGCCGTAGCGGTCGCGGAAGTGGTCGAGCGTCGGGCGCTCGCCGCACTCCAGGATCGAGCGGCCCGCCTCGTCGATCAGCATGTCCTCTAGGGCCAGCACCTGGCGCTCGGTCACGCCGGCGTGCACGCAGGTCCGATAGTCGAGCAGGCCGCGCAGGCCCGCGGCGCCACCCTCGGTGCGGGCGATCTTCAGCTCGTCGGCGAGCAGCGCCGCCACGCGGCACCAGGTGCGCGCCAGGTACAGCTCGGCCGGCGGGAGCAGCGCCACGCCGTCGCGGGCCAGGCGGTGCACCTCGGTCGCCTCGCCGAGGCGCACGAGCTGCTGCTGACTCGGGCTGAGCTTGGGCCTGGTCGGGAAGTGCCAGGGCGACTCGACCGCCTGGCCGTCGGCGTCCGTCGCGTGGTCCAGGGACTCGTCCTCCGCGCACAGCCCGAGCACCAGGGCGATCGAGCGCGCCAGGCGCCAGCACACCATGATGCGCTGGGAGTGGTCCTCGGGCGCCGGCACCACGAGGTCGGGTCCGGGCGGCGCGAAGACGCGCTCGAGCGCGAAGCGCAGCTCCCCATCCACCAGCCGACGCGGAGCACCGGCGCTGAGGAAGGCCTCGAGCGCGGGCGTGGAGACGTCGACACGGTGCTGCTGGCTCATCCGGGCGGGGTGTCCCGCAACTAGAAGAGTACGCCTGCCGATATGGCAGGGCAAGAGGAATCCCGGAATCTGCAACTGGGCGCGCTCGAGCCGGGTCCGCGGAGCACGCACGCGGCGTCGTCGACTTTCCGCACGACAACCTCTAGCCCCAGATTTTTCACCCCGGGTTTTTCTCCCGGAAAATACCCCGCGCGATATAAGGGGGTGCACTTGGCCCGCTCAGAATCTCGCACGTGAAGGAACGTTCATGAAATATATTCCCCACAAGCCCCCGGGCAGGCCCTAGAGGGGTTGTTTTGCGTATATGTATGGTAATAATAGCCTGCCAATATGGCAGGTAGGCTGCCACTTGGGCAGGTACCCCTACAGGTTGGGGGCTAACGGATACCTACCACTATAAGGGCATTGTAATTTTACAATGTTAGCATCTCATTTTCGAGAGTGACATTGTAAAGTGCCTCTCTAACTCCTTTATCCACAGTGGCCAAGAATTCGGTACTTTTTACAATAGCTCATTTCCAGGATGCCCCGGCACGTTCTCGGATTATGAACCCGGACACCATACTGATTCCAGGAATGGCCTCGGCGATAGTGCCACGAGGGGTAAATCTAGTCGCGACCACAAGCGGTAGTGGGGGTAGGTAGGAATTTCACACAATGTAAAGGGTCACTTTCGGTGTTGCTATGCTGCGGGATAGCAGAAGTGGCTCTATTCCTAGAAATGCGATAGCGCAGAAATGCGATAGCGCAGAAATGATATATGAGGTCTGCTATACCCCATCATGCGCAAGGGCGTATTCCAGGGCACCTACCGGCCCTAACCCTTGTCCTCTAGCGGGTTAGCGCATTTCCTAACTTCGTAGTTACCTCCCACTCTTCTAGCAACCGTCGCAGGAATAGGAATCCTGATGGTTGATTCTCGGGCAACCCACCGAAATATCGGGTTTCTCTCTTGCCAACCTCGGGGCCGACCGATATACTGGGTTGTCAGCCTGAAACCCAGACCGCGAACCTACCCGAACCGACAAGGAAGCCAAGCCATGAAGAACGCCCTCCAGACCCTGAGCCAAGCCAACCTCACCCCCGCCAGCCTGAAGCTCCTCGGCGCCGTCCCCTTCGTCGCCTTGGTCGCCTTCGTCGTCCTGAAGCTCGCGGAAGTCGTCCCGAGCTGATCAGGCGACCGCAGACCACGAGCGGGGCCGGCTCGCGACTTGAGCCGGACGACCGACGGGCCGGATGGTCCAAGCTACCCGGCCGGCCCCGCTCGCCTCAACCAACCCGACCGATCTACCGATAATGTCCACGTTCTAGAAACCAGACTGCCCCGCCAAGGGCAAGAGAGACAAGGAAGCCAACCATGAACCACGCACAAGTCGCGCACCGATGGGCGCAGCAGGACCCCAAGCGCACGAGCGGCAGGGGCTCGCGCATGTTCTACGAAGATGAGACGATCTACTCGCACGGTCGCCACTGGCCCATCGCGCGGTTCGTGAAGAACAAGCGCGGGCAGACGGCAGTAGTGGTGAACGTCCAGTCGCGATCGGTGAGCACGCGGCAGCATACCGGACACGTGCTGGATGCTCTGCGCGGGCTCGGCGTGCCTGTATTCGAGGTCCACTCGGACATTTCCTCGCACGTGCCCCCGGGGGAGGAAAAGGTCCTCAGCGACGCGCGCCACATGCTGAAGCTGGCGGGACTCGCCAACGCCACGGCGGCGCGCGCGAGGAAGGACTGGAACCGCGACCACTACGCCGCACAGTCTCTGGACCTATTCGAGCGCGCGCGAGCCTACGCGCGCTTCTTCGGGTGCTCGTCCAAGCTCCGCCTCGGAGCCGACGCGCGCGCGGAGCTGGACAAGCTGGCGCTGAGGGAGAAGGCGATACGCAAGTCCGAGCTGAAGCGAGCCAAGGCGCGCGAGGCCGAGGCGCGGAGGCGCGACGCTGAGGACTTCGCGAGCTGGCGCGCTGGCACGCTGAACCAGTGCCCTAGCTCCTACATGGAGGACTCGCACGGTTCGGCGTACCTGAGAGTGAGCCTCGACGGTTCGGTAGTGAAGACCTCGCGAGGCGCCGAGGTGCCCCGCGACCACGCCGAACGCGCGGTGCGGTTCGTCCTCGCGGTGCGTGCCAATGGCTCGCCTTGGGTACGGAACGGACATACGCTGCACGTAGGAGTCTTCCAGGTGGATCGGATCGAGGCTACCGGAGCGGTCCGCGCGGGATGCCACTTCTTCACTTTCGAGCGGGTCGCGGAGCTGGCGAAGGCTCTGGGGATCGAGGTGACATCGTGAGCCTACTGGTATCCGAGGTGTTCGTGAACGCGGACAAGGGGTGCCAGTTTGGGGACTCCCCGCCCTACGAACCCTACACGCAGGATCGCGGGAGACTATTCCGCGACATGCAGAAGGAGTACGGTCGGTGCGTGTCTTCTCAGTACCTGGACAAGCCGGACGGGACCACGCAGCGGTGCGGGTGGGTCTTCTCCAAGCGAATGGAGTACGAAGACTACAGGCCCTCGCGAGGCGGAGAGCGCTACTACACGCGGGAAGTGTGGGTGACCGTCCACACTGCCCCGGACGAGGTGAAGCGTACGCGCCACATCGCGGACCTGGACTCTCCTGAGACTGCGGACGAGCCGTCGGAGGTGACCTCGTGAGGTGCACCGACGTGATAGCCTACGCCGTCGACTGCGAGCTAGTGTGCGCGGACTGCGCTAGCGACGCGGACAAGCGAGACGGATATCCCGTGTTCGCGGACTCCGAGGCAGACTCTCCGAACCACTGCCCGGGGTGTCGCGAGCTGATCCTCGAGGCTCTGACCTCGGACGGGATAGACTATGTCGCGGGGCGAATCCTGGACCACTTCGCGGACCCGAAGAACGGGAGCGTGGACGTGCTCCGCGCTTGGGCGGAGGCCTTCGACGTGCGCGACGCCATCGCGGACGCGGTGCTCGCCTCGATCGAGGATCCGAACGCGGTGAAGCCGAACAAGCGCGCGCCTCCGCGCTCCGGCTTCGTCGAGCCCTCGCCGTTCGCGCTCCCGAAGGCGCCGGAGCGATGCTATGCGTGCCAGTCCCTAGACCACGCGGCGGAGGACTGCGGACGCGACGACTAGAACAACGCGAGCGCTCCTCGCGCACTGGATGCGCGCGGGGAGGGCTTCCTTAGGGGTGCCGGTTGGCGCCGGCACCCCATCCCACAACTGGACGAAACAACTACTAGCACTGAGGACCTGCACATGTCGACGCTGAAGAAATACGAGCACACCAATCTGGACGGATCGAAGGCGACCATATACCTAGGGGCCGGCGCGCGCATCGGGGCCGGCGCGAGCATCGGGGCCGGCGCGAGCATCGGGGACTACGCGCGCATCGGGGACTACGCGCGCATCGGGGCCGGCGCGCGCATCGGGGCCGGCGCGAGCATCGGGGCCGGCGCGAGCATCGGGGACTACGCGCGCATCGGGGACTACGCGCGCATCGGGGCCGGCGCGAGCATCGGGGCCGGGCAGTCTCTCCACGGAAGTACCGGGAGCTACTACTGGGATGTATACCTCGCGAAGGGCGGGATACCGTTCCTGCGCTTCGGATGCGAGGGCCATCCGCTCGCGAAGTGGACGGAGTCCTTCCAGAAGTCGAAATGTGCGGAGCACGACTGCGACGCGGCGTCAGACTTGCTGCGGGTGGTGAGGGCTGCGCGCGCGTTCCTGAAGGGACTGAAGTAGGGGACTCTCTAGGTGGACGCTATCCCTCCGCACCTCCGCGCTCGACTGGACGTGATCCTCGCGAGGCACGCGAACAATCTAGCTACCCTCACCCTGATCATACGGGACCGCAACGCGCGAGCCTGCGCCCCGGACGTGCTGCGGGAGCGCATCGAGGCGCTCCGGCTGGAGGTGCGCAGGCTGAGCAGGGACTGGGAGCGCTTCCGCGCGGACGCGCTGGCGCTGGAGGACAAGGGGAAGATAGCGAAGGACTCATTCCGAGGACTTGAGATACCCGATACACTGCCGGAGGAACTGTGAGCATGGACGCGGACAAGCCGATCACGTACAGGGCGAGGGTGACACTGGTCGACGGGACCTCCCGTAGCTGGACGCTGCGCGCGTCGGACGAGTTCTGCGCTCGCGTATCCGCTTGGGTGAACCTCGTCGACTGCGGCGTGCTCCAGGTACGATCCATCGAGGTAACTCCCGAGCCGGACGCTCCGCACATGGACGCGGACTACTTCGACCGACGCTCGCTCGCGCTGCGCGACATGGTGGGCAGTCACTCGGTATATCGTGGCAGCCGCAGCATCCACAGAGTCATGTGGGCGCAGCTCAGGGAGCTGTACGTGGTGCCCGACTCTCTACTGGGGGAACTTCAGTGACGGACGCGCGCATAACGCACCTCGCGCGCTGGACGGACGCGCGGTACGTGCTACAGTCCCTCGGACTTGCGTCCGCTGACGGCAAGTCATGGGGATCGGTGAGAGTGCCCAACTCTGCGCTCACGGACGGCAGGCTGTGGGTGCGCTTCGTGGGTGGGCCGAGGGGCGGACAGACGCAGGGGTTCGTGGCCGATGGCTGATCTGTCTAGCGACGAGCACGAGCGCGCGCACGCGGAGCTGTCATTCGCCAGCGCGGATTCGACCGCCTACCGACGCTTCCTTGAGCGCCTCGCGCGGCTGCCCGAGGTCGAGCGCGAGGCGGAGCGCGCGGCGCGCGACGCGGAGGTGGACTCGCTCACCGGACTCTACAACCGGCGCGGACTGGTCCGCCGGACGCGCAGGCACGGCGGCGCGAGTTGGTTCGTGTTCTGCGACCTCGACGGCTTCAAGCGCGCGCAGGACGCGAACCCCGGCCACCACGCCTACGGCGACGACGTCCTGCGCGAGTTCGCGCACTTCCTGCGCGAGGGGACTCGCGGCGCGGACGTGACGCTGGCGCGCGAGGGCGGGGACGAGTTCGTGGTGCGCGTGGACAGCCGGGCAGGCGCCCGTCGGGTGCGCGACCTCGTGCGCGCGTGGCGCAGCGCCGACGGCGCGGTGAGCGCAAGCGCCGGGCTAGGCGCCGACGTGGACGCGGCAGACTGCGCCTGCCACCTGAACAAGGAAGACAGGCGGGCCGCGATGCTGCCGACATTTACGGCGGCGTGGTTCGAGCTGAGGAAGCAACTTCAACGGAGGATGTGGTAACCCTATGAACGACTGGCGTATGCTGCGCGTTGTGCTACTGTCCATCGTGGCCGGGCTCGTCCTGGCCGTGGCCGTCTCCTCCTGCGCCGCGCCCCCGCGCAGCGTCGTGACGCTGGGGACCTCGACCGAGGCCGACGTGCGCGCGGCCTTCCCGAGGGAGACCTTCTGCACGGTGCAGCGCCAGGACGGCACCGCGCTGCTGGTGGTGTTCTTGCGCCCGCGACCCGCTGCCCCTGGGGGCGGCAGCCTGAGCTACGTGCTGGACGCGCGGGGCGTGGTCGTGGCCCGCGGACCCATCGTCGTCCTGAATTGACTTGACTGTCGGACCGGACGCTGTACAATGCTGGCGCGAGACTGATCGACTTCTGACTGGACTACCGGACGAAGGGACTGCACTCCTATGCTGGGAATTTTCGGAGGGATGGAGCGCTGGCTGCGCGAGCGACTGTCGCGCGGGACGAGCGCAGACGCCGGCCAGGTCGGCGCGATGGCGCAGGCGAGCCGGCGCGGGGTGCAGATGCCCTCGCGCGAGGTGCAGCACGCGGCGCCGCCGACGCGGCGCGACGCGATGCGCCTGAGCATGGACGAGTTCGTCGTCAAGCGCAAGCTCGGACCGAGCCACTTCACGCGACGCCAGACACCGGGCACGCGCTCGCGGCGGGTGTCGATGCTGAGCAAGGCCGAGCGCGCGATCGCGCGGGCGCGGGGATGGATCTGGTGAGCAAGAAGCGCCGCAAGTACGTGAACGGCCGGCTGCTGCCGATGAGGCTCCGCAGCGGCTCGGCCGCCCGCAGGCGCAGGGCTCGGAGGCTCTGGCAGTGACCGCTCGCCTCCTCTTCGTCGGCGAGGCCCCGACGCCCGCCACGATCAGCCACCCGCTGCACCCGGACTACTGCGACAGCGGACGCAGGCTGCTCGAGTACACGGGCTGGTCGCGAGAGGAGTTCCTGCGACTGTCGGACCGGACGAACCTCATCGGCCATCCCTTGCCGCTGCTCAGGAGCGGCGCGACGATCTGGGACACGGGGGAGGCGAGGCGATCGGCCGATCGGGTGTGCAGGCCGGAGCACTACCACGTCGTGCTTCTCGGCCGCAAGGTGTCCGCGGCCTTCGGCGCGCCGACGAGCCAGGCCTTCTTCCAGTGGTGCCCGCGACTGACGAAGGAGATGACCCACTTCGGCAAGATCGCTATCTGCCCGCACCCGAGCGGTCGCAACCGCTGGTGGAACGACGCGCACAACAGAGACCAGGCGAGGAAGTTCTTCAACCGCCTCGCGACCGACGTCTGGACGCCTCAGTCGAGCCCGGCGAT